CTGGTACACGGCATCGATGCCCACCCCCGGGTACGTCGGCGTGCTCAGTCCCAGCTTGATCTTGAATCGGCTGTCTCCGAGCCGGTCGTAGATTAGCGGGATCGCCGCCGGGGGAATGCGATCCCACTCGTCAATGATCGCAATGTCCGCCGGAACCTGCGCCAACTGGGCAGCTTTGTCGGGCCGGCCCTGCGGGATGTGCGTCCCTCGCAGGTAGAGCGCGCCGCGTTGAAACGTCTTGAGCCCAACGTTGTCCGTATCGCCGGCGGTCTCACGCAACCGGGGGCTGTGCGCGATCGCTGGGTCTACGCGCGTGTGCGCAAAGTCGCCGGCGATCCCCGAGCCCGGAGGAAGCGCATAGAACACGTTCAGGCCAAACTCGTCGATGCCGTAGAAACCCACGTTCAGCGCGAACTCGGTCGCGCCTACCTGCGACGACTTGCGCAGGACGAACAGCGGCGCGACGCACGTGCCGGCGTAGGCTTCCAGTAGGACCGTTCCTATGTCGTTGTAAAGGGGCACTAGCCACGGGTACTCGGCCAGGCTGAACGAGCTATACTCCCGCGTCCTTCTATTCTGTATGACCCGGTTCTGTTCTACCCACTGGAGGAATGTTCTCGTCGGCAGCCGAGTCGCTTGTCCCGGGGGTAAGATCAGCGCCGAGAGTTCGTCTTTCTCTTGCTCGGTCAAGTAAGGCCACAAGTCGCGCAAGTCGCTGCTCGTCGGTAAGATCATCGGAGATCACAATCTCGTGCTCTGGTCCAGTACCCTCATGACGGATGCGAGACGGTTGCTCGGTTCCCAGCAACTTAGCCTCTTGCGCCACGCTGAGACGAATCTCTGTGTAGTCTTTCTCTCCCCAAGCTGCACGCCGAGCCTCGCGCAGTTCGGCCACCTGGCGACCGCGTAGAGTTTCAGTGTCGTCAATGGCCTTTTCCCGCCATTGTTTTCGCAATGCCGTCAAGTCGCGGCTCAGCGTCGACTTATCGTATGGCTTGCCGTTAACCGGATTGACCAACCCTGCCCCGTGAGGCGATGGCAGAGGCAACCGTTCCTCGATCTCATGCAACGTGAGCCCACGAAGATACAATCGCGCGACCCACAGTCGTCGATATTCAATTCGCGCCTTGTCGCTTGTCGTCCAACGGGCCACTATTGCACTCCATGCGATGCAATCTTAAATCTGCATCAAATTCGAAACTGACCCTTGACTTCCGGCCAAACCAGAGCTATGATGCCGTCCGAAACAAACAATAACACGAATTGCACAATCGGAGACAGTACAATGCAAATCGAACCATTTAGCCCCGAATGGCACGTTCGCGAGCAAGCCTGGGCTGACGAATGCAACGCCAACTTTGAAGACGCCGCCGCACAACTAGTCACCCAAGGCTACACGCGCCACGATCACGATCGCCGGCACTACCCCTCGACCTTTCACAAGGACGGCGAAACCCAAGTTTTGGTCCGAGACCTAGGTTCCAGCAAATGGCGCGCGCGCACATACAGCGACAGCGAAATGCACTACCTATAGGGCCAACTCGCCTTCGACCAGAACAGGCGCCAGACCGAGCCCAACGAGACGCTCCAGAATGACCGCGACATAGGCCGGTGAAATCTCCATCCCATAGACGAGCCGGCCTGTTTGCTCCCCGGCCACGTGCTGGCTTCCACTCCCCGAAAACGGCTCGTAGCACAGCTCGCCCATCTTGCAGTGCTGCTCCATCGGAACGGCGAACACCTCGACCGGTTTTGATGTCGGATGCAGTGTGGTTGTACCGGGCGAGATGGTCGGGATTTCCCACACACTACGTGGGTAATCGTCGGACACCCGAGACGGCTTTTTCCCCTTGACCCACCCGAAAAAGCACGGCTCGTGTTGCCACAGATACCATGATCGGGTCAACACAGGGCGATCCTTGACCCACACGATTTGTTGATGCACGAACGCGCCAAACTCGGTCCAGACGCCCTCCAGCATCGCCTGGTTGCGAGAAGCGTGCCAACAATACCAAGCTGCATTGGGCTCGATCGCGTGCTCAACCGCGCAACGGATGAAGCCGCGATATAACTCGCCGTCTGCGTCGCCTTCGTCCCATGTGATACCATAGGATTCTGACCAGTCCTTGTTCTTGTCCGGCTTGTTCCACTTGTGCGGGTGATTGTCGCCGGTATATCCGACCAGGTAGGGTGGGTCTGTGGCGAATAGGATCGCGCGCTCGCCGGCCATCAGTCGGGTAACGTCGTCGGGACTGGTGCTATCGCCGCACATGAGACGGTGACTTTTCCCGGGCACACGCTTGCTTGGAATCTCCCAAATCTGCCCAACTGCTGTTCCCCACTTTTCTTGGAGTTCGGCTGCTTGGTCGATTTGCGGGCCGGGATCCGGAAGCGGAGCCTCGCCGCCGGCGACCAGTGCACCCCACTCGTCGCCCAGGCTGACCGGCATCTCGCCAGCCTCGGCCAGCCCTCGCAGCACGTCATCGATACCCTCGTTCCAAAGGCTCATCATCTCGGTAAGGCCGAGGGGGCTGCCGCCCAGCGTCAGATTGTTGTGGTCGATGCCATAGGCTTGGGCGGCAGCCTCGGACGATGCGTCTACGCCAAAGAGGACAGGCACGGCCCAGCGGCCGCCTTCAAGGACCTCGACACCACGCGGTGGAGGACTGCTGTCATCGCGCATCGCCGCCAGGGCCTGAAATCGTCCGTTCCCTTCGACAATGCCACCCTGGCCGCCGTTTAGCGCTGGCTCGAATTTTGGCGGGTCTTTGAACCCGTGCCGTACGATCGATATGCTGAGCGCTTCGAGGTCGTGCTTTTTCGGATTCTCCTCCCAGAGCAACGCGATGTCCAGGGGCACGTATTCTAGTCGTAAGCGTTCGGTGTCAGTCAATGTGGTCTTGGCTCCCAATTATGATTAGGATCATAATCTGAATGGTTCAGCTTGTACGCCCGCGCCATCGCCGATACATTGACCATCCGTTCGACCCGCGCACTCAATCCTGGAAATGGGGCCAGGTGCGCCGGTATATCGGCCATAATCGGCGCGCAGCCCTCGGGTAGCTCCACACAATACCGGTCGAGCGGGCCAGCATCTCGCGCCCGCGCCATCAGCGACCACGGCGTGCCAGCGGCATCCACGCCGGCGAGATAGACCAGATCCCCGCACTGCGCTTCGCCCGACTCGTAAGCCGAAACAGGCTGCGCGACCCACGGCTCCATCTCAGACAAATCGTAGACCCCGCCGCAGTACAACGGCTGGCCGACGTATAACCCGGCATAGATTGTGGCGACCGCGAGCAAGAGATCCATAATCCACACAAAACGAATCTAGCCCGGTTCCACCGAACCAGGCTAGACACGTTCCCTACACCCGATTGAGCCCCCGCGCCACACTCGCAGAGACCTGGCCCTGCACGCCGACGATCTGTCGCCAGCGATCAACGACAAACTTGACGAATACCTCCTCGGGGACAATCGCCAACGGCGTGTCGGCGATGAACTCCCGATAGACCTGTCGGGCTGCGTCCTCGACCTGCGACTGAGGAAGCTCTCTGAGCCGGTTGCCGGTCTCTTCCTTCAGCGCATCGAGGACCCATCCGACGAATTCCAGTATCTGATCGAGCAGCTCTTCGTCTGTATCCCCTCGACGCTTCAGCCACATACGGAATGCCCAGGTTACGATGGCGAGGACGATCACTGCGATCAGTAAAATCCAGACCCACGACGCGGACGGGTCGAGCCCCAGCGCGTGTGCACCGGGTTGGGTTTGGCCCAGCGCCAAGGTGCCGCCGATACCGCTGAGGATAGTGAGAATGAAAGAGAGGACTTCGATCAGAATAGACAACCACTGTGGACGGGAACCGGAGTCAAAGGTATGCATGCTGTCTCCTCGTATCCCCCCACCAAGTAAAGCTGACAGAAAATGTCAGCTTTATTATACCAAAAGGTATAGTCTCAAGTCAAGGGGAAATAGAACGGATTTTCTAATCCGGGAAGGAAATCGAGGGGAAAAACAAAGCGCCCTCGACTGGGGGGGGAGGCCGAGGGCGCTGTCCTTGCCGCCTTGCATGGGGTTCGGACAAGCTCAGTATAGCACAAACGTTCTGCGAAAGTCAAGGCGGATTAGAACGGATTTTCTAGTTTGGGCGGTTCTGAGTAGGAGGGTTAGTAACGAAAGATCACTCTCCTCGGGCAGTCTATTTCGTGATTTGACACGGGGCTGTTTCAACGATATACTGTGTCTAATGTGTCTTATATGCCTACCTATGGGGTACAGTAAATGTCAAGCATCCTTACTGCAGGAGAAGCTGCGAAACGGCTAGGTGTTACGCAACGAACCATAGCGCGGTGGATCAAAAAGGGACGGTTTCCAAACGCCTACAAGCTGGATCCCACCGAACGAACATCTCCCTACCGTATTCCCGTGACCGACATCGTCGCATTCGAGGAGACGCGAAGGACCAGCATCGCCGTAACCGGCTAGTCTCTCCCAAAAAGAAAGGTCACCAGTGCGATAACACTGATGACCTTAACGCTAGACGCCCAATCTCTCACCCAGAGATATTGCACCTTAACAATTGAATTGTGAAGGCTCTTTGTTGCGTCTTCGCTGTGAGCCACATAGGACTCGAACCTATAACCCGCTGATTAAGAGCAACCAGGTGACGTGGTGATACGTATCAACGGGTCATAGCATCCGACAACTGTCGTACCGGACTCAACTCGAAATGCCGATCCCAAACCTCATCATTCCGAGGATCAGCCGCAGCGTCTGCAGATCCCCGCCCTTACTCACATACAAGCGGGCAAACGTATGTCGCCAAATGTGGCACATCCGTGGCTTACACGCCACGCCGGCCAGCGCCGCCCGTCGGCGCAAAAGCTGATTGAGCCCATTCGGCGTCAGCCCTCGGCATGTCAACGTCGCCCGGCCACCCACGGCGACAAACACCGTATCGGCGGCCTCGGGGCGAACCTCCAGCCAGGCCGAGAGAACGTTCGCCGTCTCTGTCCAAAACGGCACCGTGCGATCGGCGTGCGACTTGGAGCCAGCCGCTCGGACTACCACCAGGCCGCGATCCTCGCCGAGATGAACGTCTCCTGGCTCCAGGCGCACCAGCTCGCCGGCGCGCAGACCCGTATCGAGCAGCAGCATCATGATCGCCCGATCGCGGAGACCGACTGGACTGTCGTTGCACGTGTCCAGCAGCGCCTGGACCTCGTCCAGCGACCACGTCTCGGGCAACTGTCGGTCCGGCTTGATCCGGGGCCGGCCAGCCATCGGGTCAACGTCGAGCCAGCGCTCAGCAACGCAGAATCGAGTAAACGCGCGGATCGCGCGATCATACGCGGCCACCGTGCCGGAGCGAATCTCAGAGCGCTCGACCCGGGCCTGCAAGTGCGCGAAAAACACTCGCAGGCTGGAACGAGTCAGGCTCGACACGTCACCGGCGCCCTGTTTCTCCAGGAACGCGATCAGGCTGCCGAGTTGCGTCTCGTAGAACCGGATCGTCGCCGGCCGTCGACCATACGATCGGCGGTCCAATATAAACTCTGTCAGTGCGGCCTGAAGCTCCATAGGGTTCTCCAATGGAATCAAGCCGCCTTGCAGTAGGGCAGGCGCGGCGGGGTACGCTTCCCAGGGCAACCCCCGTCGCGCCAACCATCTTATCATAGATCCAGATCAGGCGCAAACGCCACACGAAAGGAACGACCGTGGAAGACGAAGCCGAGTATGTAACCGAGGAAGACCCCGTTGAAGCAGCGCTCAAGCAACTTGGGATCGAAAGCGGGGCCTATGCCGACAAGTTGCGCATCCTAGCCGAAAAACACTACAGATCCATAGCAAACGAACTGAGGTGGATCATCGACCAGGTCTACGGCGAGCAAATCATCGCCGAGGGCTAGCCTTACCCGATCACCCGGCACCCAACGCGCGGCGCGGGGCGTACCATTGCCCAGCGCCGCCGGCGCCCCCGAAACCAACGACGCGAAACTACGAGCCCGCACGCATACACTCGACCAACTAGCACCGACCACAGGGGGAAATACCGGCTAATCTGAATCCACCGACAGCGATCCATCCTCGCTCCTCTCCCCCTCGTCGCCGCGCAGCCGGCGCATCAGATCAAATACTCGAGCCTGATCTTCCGGCGACAACTGGTCCAGATCCTCGACCATGCTGTACGCCAACTGTTCTTTGAGCGTGCGCGGCCCAGGTTCGCCGTCCACTTCGTCAGGATACTGTGGCCCCACCTTGGCAGCTAGGCTCTGAACAGTGGACACAATCGCATCTTGAACGGGGCCTGCTAAACGGCGAAACCACGTCAACAGATTTCGTTCTTTTTCCTCCACTGACGGCATTGAGGGCAGCGGGGGCAGCAATCCAGCGCGGCGCATCACCGCATCAGGAGGCAAGTCGAGCGCTTTCGCGATATTGGAGCAGAAATCAAAACTGACCTCGCGCTGACCACCCAGGATCATATAGACGGTAGACTCACTTATGTCGGCCCGGCGTGCCAACTCGCGCCGAGTCCAACCCCGTTTTCCTAGTTCGGCCAACAGCCAGTTGTTGAAATCCATACATCACCGTCTATATTTCACGCTTGACACATCTTTTTTTGTGTGATATAATCATCTTTAGTGTGAGACATTCTCACAAGACAGGAGAGGCAAGAATGTCACAAGTCGAGCCCGACAACATCAAGCCAAGATCCACCATTATACTGCAACCCATTGATCGCGACATTGCAGCCACTTTGATGAGTCGCTATGGTACAAATCTGTCTGCGACAATTCGAATGGCTTTACGCGACAAGGCTCGGGCGCTTGGACTACAAATTCCCGGACTACAGATCGACCCGCAATCCGCGCCACCTAGCGTCGCCTTGCGATAAGGGCACGCGGGAGAGAGTACGCTTCCCAGGGCAGAACTCTCTCCTCTGCTCGCTCCCTAGTATATCACAACTGTAAAGATTTTGTCCACTCTAGTGTAGAGACAGGGGGATTCAAATTATGATCACAACCGGAAACACACATAAACCAGACCAGCACATCATCGTAGCCGCTGACATCGGCTATGGCTATACCAAGGCAACGTCCATCATCGACGGCGAGACCCTGACCGTCGCGTTTCCCTCGGCCTATGCCCAGGTCGCCCGCCAACTCCACGACGGCAGCAAGCGCAAGCGGATCCACACCTGGGACAACGACTGGTACTTTGGCAAAGACGCGCTCATCTATTCAAAGTCTCCCATCACCAGTCGCGATCGCAACCGCCCACAGGAGATGATCGAGATACTCTTCCTCGGCCTGCTCTCCGAGCTTGGGATCTATCATGGTGAGATCGAGCTGCACACCGCCCTGCCCGTCGAATGGCTGGGCGATGCAGATACCCTGCGCGGCCTGCTCACCGGCCGGCACATCGGGCAGCGCCTTGATCAGAACGACAAGCGCATCGACGTCACCGTAGGTCGTCCCCTGGGCAACGAGCGCGAGCGTAGCGGAGTCTTTTTCTACCCTCAGCCTCTGGCCTCCTTTCTCAGCCGGGCCGCCCACGACGACACGCTCTGGGAAGACTGGTCCACCGTACTGATCGTCGACGTTGGCACTGGCACCTTTAACGAGTGCTTGATCGTGGCAGGGGAGTGGATCGACGAGCGCGCGACTTCCAAGCCCCACGGCCTGGGCGTCGTCCTCGAGGCCGCCCTCCAGGACCAGGAAGCGCAGACTGGACGCCGTGACCTGCTGCACATCGCGAGGGGAAAGCTCTGGGCGCGCAACCGCGAACTGCTCGACCTGGCGCAACCGCACATCGACGCTCTGGCCGAAGACGTCATCCAGGCTGCCGCTGACATCGCCGAAAACATCAGCCTGCAGATGGTCATCCTCACCGGTGGAGGCGCGCACTTTATCCAGTCACACGTCCGCGCCCGTTTCGGAGACATCGTCAGTGTTTCGCAGTATCCCGAACTCGACAACGTCAAGGGCCTGCTCGACGCGGCCACAGAATAGAACCCCATCGAGTGTATACAATGGTATACACTCGATGGGGTGAATGTATACAATGGTATACAAATGAAACCCATCTCGGCGCGCATCACAGACAACCTATATCAGGCCATCCAGGACCAGGTAGACGCCGGCACGTTTGCCTCTCGCTCGCAGGCCGTCGCCTATTATCTGCAGCGCGGTTTCGACGCCGATGCCAATAACCACGAGGCACTGCGCCAGATCGTCCGCGAGGAACTGGCCCGCGTCCAACTCCAGCCGGCAGGACAGCCGGCACAAAAGACCGCTAACCCCAAGCGCGCCGCCATGCTAAACAAAGTTGTCCGATGAACGACTACAAAACTGAGATCGGCTGGACAATCGCATTACTTACCCTGATCCTGGGCCTGCCCGCCTACTACTGGGCGCGGCAGAAACTCGCGGACTACATCCAGCGCCGCAACGCGCCGCCGATCCGCTACAAAGGGAGGAGCACAAAATGAAAACGCGACAAGCAGCACCTGCCGCCGATGGGCTCCGTCCGTTTGTCCTCAATTGGGAACGAAGCATCTGGCAAACTATGCGCCGCCAATCCATTCCCTATGCCATCGTCGATAAAGCGCGCGCCGCGCAGACGCTGACTTTCCGCCTGCGCCTGGCCGATGCCGGACATCTCAAAAAAGCGCTCGGTATGTCCGAGCAGATCGCCCTCGACCTGGGCGTCAAGCGCGTGCGCATTGCGCGCAACCTGGGCTACCTGGACGTCGAGATCGGCCTACCACAGGCCTACCACCAAAAACTGAGCGTCTCGGCACTGCGCCGCAAAGGCGGTACCTGGGTCGCCCTCGGACAGACCTCGATCGGCACCCCGGTCTACGTCAACCTGGCCGGCAACCGCACCTGTCACGCCCTCGTCACCGGGGCCACCGGCAGCGGCAAAACCGTCGCTGAGCGTTTGATCGCCTGGACCCTCTCCACAGACAACCAGCCCGACCAGGTCCAACTGATCCTGATCGACGGCGCGAAAAAGGGCGCGGCCTGGTGGGGCTTCGAGCACGACGCGCACCTCGCGCACCCGATCATTGTCGACAGCAACGAGGCGGTGGGCGCCTTGGCCTGGGCCGTGGCCGAGCTCGATCGGCGAATGGCCCAGGCTCGCAAAGGCCCGCGCTTGTTTGTGATCATTGACGAGATCCGCGCCCTTCTCAACGTCGCCGGCGACCAGGTCGCCCAGGCCGTCGAGTACATTGCCAGCATTGGCCGCGAGTTCGGCGTACACATCATCGTCGCTACCCAGCACGCCCTCACCGACGCACTAGGAGGCAGTATCGCCAAAGCGAACCTCGTCATGCGCCTGACCGGTTGGGTGGCCGATGCGACCGCGGCTCACGTCGCAACCGGGATCAACAAATCCGGGGCCGAGCACCTCCAGGGCAACGGCGACTTTTTGCTCGTCGTGGCCGGGCAGGCGCACCGCCTCCAGATGGCAATCGTCGAGAACCGCGAACTGGGCCGGCTGGCGCGCTGTGAGACCGTGCCCCGCCTCGAGCTGGACCATAACATTGACCGCGTGCTCCAAGTCGCCAAGCCAGCCTCGCCGCGCAAAGATCTCGATACCGAGGCCGAGGCCGTCGCTTATGCTTTGGCAACTGAATGTGGCGCGAATGAACTGCGTGCGCGCTATGGCCCGATGGGTACGACCCGCGCGCGTCGTATCCGTGACTTTGCCCGTACCCTGCGCCGCGTTCTGCCCGGCCTCGGCTACATCTACCCCCTACCACTGACTACCATATCATCTGAAACCGCCCGCCAGGCCAAAATTCCAGCATCACTGGTAGGGTAGTAGGGGGTAGGGGCAGGAAATCGAAAGGAAACAGACAGGCAAATGAAAGGCAAATTCTGGATTCAGATTACTATATCCCTGGTCCTGATCGCCGGGGCCGGCGCGGGCCTCTATGCGCTGATCAAGAGCCTCGACGCCGGCACGCTCAAACTGATCGTGGGCTTTCTGCTGGCGCTATCGACCATCGTCGTGGTCGGCCTGCTCTATGCCGGAAAGGACGCGCTGCAGGTCTACCTGGTCCGCCGCCACGAGCGCGATGACGACGTGCGCGATATGCAGCGGGTCGCCCAACTGACCCGCCTAACGCGCGTGCCCCGTGCCACCGAAGCGCCCGCGCTGATGGCCCCGCCCGAGTTCACGGGATCCTACCGCAACACCATGATCGACGGCAAAGTAGAGATCGAGTAGGAGGGTTCAATGATCACCTTGCTGATTGCGCTGATCCTGGCCCTGCTCTGGCGCGTCTCGCTCGAAACGCGCTTTCGCGTCCCGCGCGCCGTTGGCGAGGCCTTGATGCGTCTCCAGGTCGGCCGGCTGCGCCTGGACCTGATCGTCTATCGACCACGCCGCGCCTACGCACACGTGATTGTCGGTCCCTAATTTTGGGCCGTCTCGTTTGTTATAGAGACACCACAATCACATTTTTCAGGAGGATTGTTATGGGTCTAGACATGTATTTCAGGCGAGACATCGCCAACGTTCTGCGAGCCACTGCGTGTGCCAGTGAGGGAGCAGCAGGGTTGGCGATGGACATGGTCGAGGAAGCAAAACTGCGTGCCCAGTTGAACGCAGAGGGGATTCCTACGGAGCAGTTGCTTCGCATCTACCGTTTAGGTGTGCGCAACACGCTGATCTCGGTTGGCCTGGCATTTGGTTTGGAGCCAGTAGGACCGAGCGCTCAAGTGAGAACTGGAGCAGCCTCGGCACTAGCCAGCCTACTCTGGGCTGAGACACCGAGAGATTAAACATTTCAGGAGGAAGCATGTCCATCGTCACTGTGATCTTGGGAATGTTTGCAGCCTCTATCTTGATCACCCTCGGTGTAATCGCCTACCGTGCCGGAGGCTTTGGATACTACTTGATCGGCATTTCTATTTTGTTGATTGGCTGGCTGATCCGTAGCAAGCTAGAAAACAAGGGCAAGTAAGCTATTGTACCGCATAGAACAAGCGTTCTTTAGAACAAAGGTTCTTGACTTGGCAGTCCCCTTTTGGTACAATCGGGGTAATCCTGCCAAGAAATGTCAGGTTTAACTGCCATTGGGGGGCTAGGAGGTCATCATGCCATTCGTTATGCAAGGCACCTTGTTTGGAGGTCCGCCCGTTGTCTCCGGCAACGTCGTCGACCGCCTCGAGTACATCCTCACCGAACATCCTGAAGCGCGCGACTCATACAAGGCCGCAATGGCCCTCTACTGGCTAGAGTTCGACGGCCTCGACGCCGCCCTGCGCCAGGCGCTCGCGGATGCACTCGACGAACGTCAAGCCGACCACCTTTGCGCCGAACTGGCTGATGCTTTTCAGCAATGGTTTGTCCGCTTTGCCACCTCGCCTAAAACGCTACAGAACCGTGCGATGGAATTGCAGTCAGACAAGACCGAGCTCGATTCCTCGCCCGATGTCCGTAAATGGCGAGATCGGCAGAGCAGGGCGGGGCGGATCAAGTAGAGGAGAAAAGGATTAGACTTGTGATCATAAATTAAAAGATCAGACCCTGTACCTGGCGGGGGAGGGTCTGATCTACACCGGGAGAAAGGCGGCGCCATTTACTCAGTTACGAGTTCAATCCTTTTAACACCCCACCTTTCCTACACACACTATAATAGTTTTTTCACCCAAATGCAAGAGAGGCACAAAATGGATCAAAAAAGGACCCAAAGGTTTGCGCTCTTTGTTCTCGCCGAGCTGGCCTGGGGGACGCTCTTGGCTCTCTTTCTCCAGCACACGCGCCCCGGCCGCTATCTCGCTCGCAACAACCAGTCCTGGCTCGCCGTTGTCATCGGCGTCGCCGGCACCCTGATCATCGAGCTGATCGTCTCTCCTCTTCGCGCCGTCTGTCATAGCGCCCTGGCCTTCGCACTCTCTGCTGTCGGCATCGTGGCCCGGTCGCTGATCAACGAGCACAAGCTAGAAAGGACCCTCCACGATGCCGCGCACAGATCCTAGACCCTACACAAAGTGGGCCGCGATCGACGCGATCAAGGCCGTTGACGCGATCAAAAACCTGCACATCCAACTGATCCGCGGCTTGATCCAGGGAGACCGCGACGACCAGATCGCCGAGTACATCCTGCAAGCTGACCAACTGCTCTCCAGCCTGCGCGACCGCCTGATCACATTCCGAGATGGCCCCAATATTGAGCAGCTCGTCGACTGGATCATGGGTGACGAGACCTTGCTCTGTCTCATTGTCCATCGCCTGGAAGGAACGGATTCGCGTTAGGATCATAATCTGAAAGAGGACACGATGGACAACTCGAATCTCCATACCCATCGCTTGAGACCTCGGTTTGGTTCTTACTATGACATCAATGCCTTTATTCGCGCATTAGAAATGCAAGGTTTGGTATGACACAAAACACATTTCCGGGTTTTGTCCCCCCAACCGAAAACTGGAGCAAATTGCCCCACGTCCTGATCGAGGCACTGCCCTTGATCGAAACTGTTGGCGAGCTCAAGATCATCCTCTATGTGCTTCGCCACACCTGGGGCTACCACGAGACAGAAAAGCGTATCTCTCAAGATGAATTCGAGAACGGTCGCAAACGCAAAGACGGCACGCGCCTCGACCCTGGCACCGGGCTCTCCCGAAACACCATCAAGGACGGCATCAAACGTGCCGTCGCTCATGGCTTTATCATCGTCGAAACGGATGACCACGACAAGGCCCGCATCCAACACTGGTATCGCCTCGCGGAACTGGCGCCTTCAGAGGGTCAAAAGTTGCCCCCCACCCACGAGCCGGAGGATCAAACTTTGACAGGTGGGGGTCAAAGTTTGACCCCCAGAGGGTCAAAAGTTGACCCCCCAACCGCGCCAGAGGGTCAAACTTTGACCGTCGTACATGGAAAGAAACCTGTAAACAAGAAACAAACCAACAGAAAGAAAAATACCGGCGCATCCGCGCCGGCCCCAAATCCAGCACAGCAGCAGCTTGCTCGTCTTCGTTCCAAACTCGGCAGCGATCCCCTTTCTGTAGCGGCTGCATCAGAGCGAGCACAACAAGATGCCGGCGGGAGGATCTGGACCATACCTGTCGAAGCGGGGGGCACAGATACCGCCGGCGCGCTCATGCTCCGCGCCTGGCTGGAAACCAACCAGCTCGATCCCGATCTCGTGCCGAAAAAGACACACGACAAATACCAGGCCGCTCTTTCCAGGCTGGCTTCCACATTCGATACCCTTTCCCCCGCGCAGGCAGCCAATGCCGTCGAGATCGTCCTCGATCGCGACAACCCTGAATTCAGCTACTACACCTATGCTAACCCATCTGTCAAGAAATTCGCCGATGATTGGACCGCCGTTGCTCTGCGCCTGCTCTGCGGCCAGCCCGGCTACCTGACTGTGACTGGAAAGGTCCCACGCAACTATGACAACCTGATCAACCGTGGCGACACAGAAACCGATTTGATCATACCGGATAGCAATACTGCCGAATGGATCATCCCTCACGAGCCGCCATCCGAGGCCACCCAACTCTGGCACGCCGTCCAGGACGAGCTCAAACTTCAAATGACCCGCGCCACCTTCAACACCTGGATCAAACCTCTGACCTGCCTCAGCCTGGACCGTGACGCCTGCACCGCCACGCTCCAGGCCCCCAACGCCTACATCGCCGAATGGATCACAGAGCGTCTATCCGCGCCCATCGCGCGCACCCTGGCCGGCGTCGCCGACCTGCCGCCGGATCAATTCTCCTTTACCTGCCAAGCGAGTGAACAATGAAACGTGGAACCATTGGAACCCTATCTGCATCCAACAAAGCCGTTCTGGCCGGCATCCAAATCTACTGGGACGTCAACGGCATCCCACCCACAGTGCGCGATCTCTGCACGCAACTGCACATCGCCTCGACGTCCACCATCCACCACCACCTCGACCGGCTCGAACGCCTGGGCTACATCCAGCGTCGACCCGGTATCCCGCGTTCCATTCGTATCACCCAGAAAGGCGCCCCCAATGCTGCCTAACCCAACCCTGACCGCCCTGCTCCGCGAGCAGTGGACCTACACGCTCCGCCTCACTGTCCAGGCCTTCCTCGCCGCTCTGACCGGCACTTGGCTCGCCCTCACCTGCCCGCCGGTCAGGGCTGACCAAACCGAAGAGGTCAAACTTCCATGGTGAGCAGAAGAGGCATCAGACTCTGGTTTCGCTGGGTTGCCTGTCGCCGGCAGGCCCGCCGCTGGCTGCGCCACAACGACGCCGACAAGATCGTCGCCGCTGTAATGTGGCACCTGAACGTCGCCGCCGCGCACCTCTCACCGAGCTTCAAATCGAGCGCCATCTATGCACTCAAAAACCGCTTGATCCAGCACTTCTACCAGGCCGGCTACACGAGTGCCGTCCAGCTCAAAACACAAAAAGCGCTCTGCTGGCGCTGCGAGGGAACGGGCGACTTTTACGGCGAGGAATGCTGGAAATGCGAGGGGACCGGTATCTATCGCATACACCACCTCTATCTGTTCGTCTTTCGCATCGCCGGCCGTACCTATGCCTGGCACCAACCAACCAACCAGGTTGAGTACGACGTCACTCTAACGGATGACATCGTAGGCGCCTATCAGGCGCGGACCCGCGATCGAGGCGCCTTCCTTTTCGGCTATCCAGGCCTGCTTGTGCTTTACTACCTCACCGTGTACGAGTACTTGCGCCAGCGCGGCTACGAGGTCGCCCCCGACTACGACCTGCGTCCCCGTCTGGGCAAATGCATCGTCGAGGACTGGTCTGCCTGGGCCAGTTCGAAATCCTGGCTCTGCAAACTGAGCATCCTGACCGACCAGGTGCGTAACTGGCTGCAATCACGACCTCACAAAAACGTCGAGCGTGGCTTTGTCGAAGAAACAGAAATCCCGTTCTGAAAGAGAGGATCAATGAAATACGCCGAGAAATCGCCCTACTGGGTCACAACGGTCAACCCGTACAAATCCCAAGCCGAGATCATGGTCCTCCTCGAGGACTTCGGCGCAACCAACAGCATGGTCGCTCAGGGCCAGGCTGACGGCAAACTGGCTTGGCTCGTCCGCTTCGAGTACGAGGGCGTCGCGCACCGCTTCGCCTTCACTCCGCTCGAATGCGAGTACCCGGACAAGGTCTCCAGCTTTGGCGGCACGCGCCGCAAGCACTCGGACCAGGCCCGGTTCCAGATGGGCCGCACCGCCGCCCATTTCACCAAAGCGATCCTGACTGCAGCCGAGTCCCAGCCGCACGCTCTCTTTGGCTTTGTCGAGCTGCCCGAGGCTGGCTACCACGCCGGCGGCATTCCGGTCACAGCCGGCGAGCTCAACATAGACGGTCTGGTGGGCCAGCTACCCGAACTCTCATTCGGAGACATCGGCTCACGTCAGGTCCTGCTACAAGCCGAGACCCCGGACATCCGCGTCGAGTACGTTGGTGAGGTGGTCCAATGACCACCCCCAAACGCTATGACTGCATCTACCAACCGGCCGGCCGCGCACGCGAATACGCCCCCTGGGCGCTCAACCTCTACCGCGGCTGTGATCACGGCTGCACCTACTGCTACGCGCCGGCCATCGTTCGCATAGACCGCGCCGAATTCCACGCACACCCGACCCCATACCGCGACATCCTGCACCGCGTCGAACGCGCCGCCAAGCGAGCCAGTGGCCACGTCGAGCGGGTCCTGCTCTGCTTTACCAGCGATCCACACCAGCACCTCGACAGCCAGACCGGCCTCACCGGCCAGGCCATCGAGATACTGCACTGCAACGGCATCAAGGTCACGCTCCTGAGCAAAGGCGGCTGGCGCTCGATGATCGATATTGAGCGGCTTGGCCCCGGCGACGCCTACGCGACCACCCTGGCTTGCCCGCAATCCAGGGTGGCCGAATGGGAGCCCAACGCCGCGCCCATCTCCCAACGGCTCGACGCGCTCGAACACGCCCGCTATCACGGCGCGGACACGTGGATATCTTTCGAGCCGGTGATCTGGCCCTGGGCAACCCTCGAGCTGCTCTCCCTGGCCCAAGGCCTGATCACCCACTGCAAGGTTGGACCGCTGAACTATGCCAACCGCCTGCCGGCGCACCTGCGCGCCCAGGTCCCCGAGGTAGACTGGGTGCAGTTCGCCGATAGCTTCCAGGCGCTATGTGATCGGTACAGGGTCGTGTGCCAGTTCAAGGAAGAACTTTATACCCGGATCGAGGCTGCTATCAAGTAAACGGAGTGATTCCCATTATGAACACAATCACAATCGTTCCCACTCGCACCTACAACCAAGCCTACACCGGCTATCACCTCTGCTTGCTCTCTATCTTCAAACGCGCCCGCCTGGACTGCGAAAAAGCCTCGCGCAAACACGCCGTCGATGCGCTCTGCTTTCTCTGCAGCGACCGCGCCGAGACTCTCAGCCAATACCTCAACATCACCACCGACGACCTCACCGGCCTGACCCGCCGCTGCTGGCAGCAGGTACGCGAACGCTTCGGCCTCACCCTGGACGATCTGGACAGACCGGACTAGTGGCAGGTCACTCTTCCTGAGATCGAATAACGCGAAAGCGGCGTGTAACTGTCTCCAGTGCACGCCGCAATATCAGAGCGACCGCGCCGATGATGATGAATAGTCGACGGCGCTTTTTGTTTTTGGGCTTGGACTCTGAGGAATCTTCGGATACTGGGATGCTGTTGGGTTCCGGCTGGTCTGTCATGATGGATGCTCCTCCTGTTATGAATCAAGTCGCTTATCAGTAACAATACCGCGAGACCTCAGCCCCGCCGGCATCGTACAAATACCCACAGTCGCCCTTGTTATTCCACAGGGCTTGCTCGTTCCCAAAACTCAACCCGCAAGACTCCGGGTGGCCCTCGTTCGTATACACCCGACACACCTGTCCCGGCTGCAGCTCGATCCCCGGAAACACAAAGTCCTGCCCCGGCGCGCCGGCGTTCAGACGCCAACCGCCCAGGTTCACCGACGAGCCGCCCTGGTTGGCGATCTCGGCATATTCGTCGCTCTCGACCCGCTTGACCACTCCATCGTAAAAGATGAACGAGATCACGACCTTGCCGGGGGCTGCTTGTGGCTCCGGGGTGTTTGTCGGCACGGGCGTCGCAGTCGGTATCGCCGTCGCCGTTGCCGCAATCGTCGGTACAGGTGTGGCCGTGGGCGGCGGCGTGTTGGTCGGGACCAGCGTCGCGGTGGGCACACTCGTGGGCGTCGACGTCGCAGTTGGCGCCGGCGTGTTCGTGGGGACGGGCGTCGAGGTGGTTGTCGCTGTAGCAGTCGCAGTGCTGGTTGCCGTCTGGGTGTCCGGGGGCGAGGGCGTAACGGTTGACGTGGCTGTGCTGACCGGCGTTGGACTGGGCGACGCTGTCGCGGTCTCGGTCGGGATCGGCGTCGACGTCGGCGCGCTCGTGGGCGTCGCTGGCAGCGCGTCCGCATCCACAGGTAGTGGGGGCAGGGTGGCGATCCGGTTCGCTGTCGGCGACGCGCAGCTGGCCAGCAGGACCAGGGAGAGGGCGAGTAGGGCGAGTGTGCGCTTCATGGTTAGAGCAGCCTTTGCACTAGATATCGAACGCCACTATTTTCATTCTACCCTAACTCGTGAAAAAGCACAAAGTCAGCGATCTATTGAGATTATGATCATAATGGAAAAGGTCACCGCGACAACGGTGGCCTTCAGATCAAGGACACTCTCGCTGGCGGGGGAGGCCGGCAGCCTGGGGCAGGGTCTACTCTCGCTCGCTCTCAGGCATCTCGTCGGGGTGATCGACCCAGAGCAGGTCGTTCGGGGTGCAGCCGAGGGCATTGCAGATACGGGTGAGGACAGCCAAAGAGATCATCTGTTGCTCGTTGGTAGCCATCCGAGAGAGAGTACTGGTTGACACATTGGCTTCTTCGCTGAGCATTCGATAGGTCATTCTGACCCCGCGCCGATCGCCGGCTAGGGCCATCCTAGAACGTAGTTGAAACCGTGCTTGCCCCATTGTTCCCTCCATAAATCATTTACTATGCTGCGTATAGTATACCACGGAAGACGTTACGATGTCAATACGCTACGCCGTCTAATTGTACGGATTTTCCACATTTAGCAAACTGACCCTTGACAGAAAGACCAAGATCGAGTATACTTATATTGAGTAATTGATACAACGAAGGAAAACGAAGAGGCGAGGTGCTACGAACACCTCGCCCCGAATGCCAAAACCTACACTCGCGAAAGTCAGGACTCTGGCAGCCTCATGATACCACGAGAGGCGGTCAGGGTCAAACAACAGGAGGACCCGAATGCTGACCACAGGCCAGCCGCTGACCGCCAATCAGCAAGCAACGCTAGTTGCCCTGCAACCCTATCTGACCCGCATTGCGCACAACATCGTGCGCACCCACTACCCCGAGCAAGACGCCGACGAACTGCTCCAAACAATGAACGAAGCCATCTGCGAGCGAGCCGCCCAGGACCCGACCTTCCTCGACCAGACCCCGGGCTACATCACCCGCGCAGCCGCCTGGGCAGCCCGCAACTACTGCCAGCGCGAGCGCTTTGGCCACAACCTGGTCCCCCAGTCCCTGGACGCCGAAACCGGCGACGATCACACCCTGGCCGAGACGATCCCCGCGCCCCTCGCCGACCTCGATCTGCCCCTCGACGTCGCTCGCGCCCTGGCCAGGCTCAGTCGCAAGCGCCAACAGATCGTCGCAATGCTGGCCCAGGGTTTCCAGCGCAAAGAGATCGCCGAGCGCTTTGGCGTCAAATCGCCCAGCCTCACCTGGGACTTGAACAAGATCAAGACCGTGCTGCAGCCGGTCTACGCAGCGGTGAGGAGGTAACACGATGGATCAAGTCTACACGTTCACCTTTACATTCAAGGCCAACGGCCAGATTCGCAAGCAGACCCGCCGCGTGCCCATCGCCGAACTTTGGCAGAAATTTAACCTCGCCGCAGACTGGCGCCGCGAGGGCGTGCCCGAGGAGAACCGCAGGTCAGAGGTGTATGGCCCCGGTCTCTCCAAGGTCATCTGCGACGAATACGCGCGCCGGCGGCTGCGCGAAATCCTCGAACCGCTGGGCCTCGTGCCGATCGAGCCAGAGATCATCGGTCTGCTCTGGGCGCGCCTGGCCGGTGAGGATCGCTATCAGCTTTACAAAATTCGCAAAGAAACCGTCGAGCTCGAGGGCTACGAGCGCCCGCACCTGATCCACCACGGACTGATTCCCGTCTCCGACGACAAGGTCGACGCGGCATTCTGGTGGTCCACCGAGAAATGCTGGCGCGACCTGGGGATCTGGATCAACGATAGCCCTGGACTGATCATCATGTCGTACGTGAACACAGTCAAGGTCGCGCTTCAGGACATCCCTCACATTGTGCCCCAGTTGGCCGACGGACAGGTAATCCGCGCATCCGTCCGCTTTGACTACAAGGGCCGGGCCAATCGCTACCCATATATGGTTCCTACCCGGATCAAAACGCGGATCAACGATTTACGCGGCCGCTACCCCAACGCGACTGAGGATCTCGCCGTCGTGCCGACATCGATCCTGCATGCGTCGTATGGCTATGGATTGCCCTCGGCATTGAGTCCCACACCGGCATTCGCAGGATGATATATGGATTCGGATCATAATCCAAATGCCCTTGCTCTATCTTGCCGTTTTTGGTAAGATAGAGTCACAAACAGAACGGATGTGCTACTATGACAAAACTACTGATCACCAAACTGCAAAAGCGGCCCGATGGCAACGTCGATCTCTTTGGCCGCGGTCATCGCTACAAAGACACGACCCTATTTGACGTGTCCGATCTCTTTGAGGTGGGCATTGACCCCGCCGATCTCCAGGTCGGTGTCGAGACGCCATGCCGGTTTTATGCGCACTGTGTCGCGTCTTCAAAACTGAACAAGAGCGGAAATCCTTACCTAAACGTCGAATACCTGGAGGCTGTTTCCAACGGCAACGGCAACGGCAACGGCCACCAGGCCGCGCCCGCCGGCGAACTGAACAGCGCCATTTTGGATGAGCTGCGCGCTGTTCACGGCGAACTGACTCAAATGCGCCGGCTGCTCAACCGTGCGTTTGTGGGGCAGGTCATCGACCCGCCGCTCGTAACGGATGACGACCCAACCGAACCGCCCACGGGTGAGGGAGATAACGACCTCGACGATCCTGACGACGTCCCACGCCCACCTGCTACCAGTGCCCAGCCACTCAGCGACGATCAGGCGCGACGCAACTTTTCCAGCCTGGCCGGGCCGGCGATCCGCGAGGGCCAAGTCACGTCGGAGGAGGTCAATGAACTGGTCAAAGGTGCTATCGCCACAGGTTGGCGCGACGCGCTCGTCGAACTGCAGGCGCTGATTGCGCAGGCTGAGAGTGAGCAGGAACGCGAACTCGTTGCAGTTTATCCCTAATTTTCATCGCCCTCATTTGTTATATAGACACAACACCTACCCGGTCCGAGACGCGGACTGACCACCGAATCCCCCAGGGTGGGACCGAGGTACAAGCCAGCAAACGCTGGACAACCTGACTGGCCACGAGCGCGGATTGGACGGCGAGATGACGGAGACCAACGACGGACCGGGTAGGGGAAAGGGGCTTCAATGCTCATCATCCAATCTGCATGTGCCGAACTGATTGTTAACGTCAAAGACGATGGCTTGACCGACATCGACATGGGTCAGGCTATCACGGCCGCAACCGACTACGTCGCCCAACAATTTCCCGGCGAGGATTGGAAACCAGTCGACGTCCAACTCGTCAACTATGATCGCGTTCGGGTCTACTATCGTCGTCCGTTTACCGGAGAGTCCGACCTGGATGAAATCAACGCCCACTATGCCCGACTGGCTCGTGTGGGCGACTGCTGCCCGCCCGCTCTGGAGCCTGCATAGGAGATTCCAATGAAACTTCAAGTTGCACACATCAATCCATCCTCCTACGTCGACGGCCCCGGCCAGCGTGCCGTCCTCTACCTGGCCGGCTGCCCGATCCGCTGCCCTGGCTGCCAGTCCCCGTATCTCTGGGACGAGAATGCCGGCGCCGCAACGGACGTCGACCAAGTGGCCGCCTGCCTGCTCGACACCGGTCTGCCGATCACCATCTCCGGCGGCGAGCCCTTCGCCCAGGCACCCGCCGTGGCCGAGTTACTCGTCGATCTGCGCATCCAGCAGCCCGACCTGCACATCATCGTCTACACCGGCTTTGTGGTCGAAGACATTCTCGACGCCATAGCTCCCGCGATGCCCGAAGCGTGGGTTATCCTCCACGCCGCCAACGTCCTCGTCGACGGTCCGTTCCAACCCGAGGACGACCACGACCAGGTGCAGTGGCGCGGCTCCAGTAACCAGCGTCCCATCGACCTGCGCGCGACGTGGGAGCGAGCCTGGCGTTCCCTGGCCCTACTGGACTGGGATGCGCAGACCCTGACGATCACCGCAGACGGCGACCTGCTCGGCGCCGCCGGCACGATGGACGACCTATTCGGATCACCAGCCCTGGTCCCCACGCGTATGTGCGGCCAGGTCAGAACAATCTAGCTGTTTCTCCTCCTGTTGGGGGTGCCGGGGGTGGTGTGGCAGCCATTCCCGGCCCCTCGTATTTTGGCCCCTAATTTTGGGGCCGCTCATTTGTTATAGATATAGATTGTGAACCTAATCTGAATGAGCAACCGAACAGGCCAAACAGGAGAACAACGTGAGCGTCAAAATCGAGGACAACCCGATGGACACAGCCCAAGTTATTGCCGAAGCCAAGAGCATTATCAACCAGCGCCGCCGCGAGGCCGCCGAGCGGATGGGGGTGGACGAAAGCAAGGTCCAAACGCACCGCATCGAGCTACGTCGGCTCCGCGAGGCCGGTCTCCTGATTGACCTCGACATCCACGGCGTCTCGATGTTCAGCGTTCGCACGACCTACGCAGAGCTGGGCATCGGCGCAGAGGACGTCCGTGCCAAGCGGATGCGGGCAGGTACCAAGGACCTCTTTCCAGAATACAGCAAAAAGCTGCGCTCCCTCGAGGGCCGCGCGCGCCAGAACCTCGCCAAGCATTCACACTCGATCCCGGCCTTCGGCCAGTACCGGTGGCTTCCGTGGACAGCTTACCAGGCTTACTCGGACAAACACACCCAGATACTCGCCGAGCTCGATGCGACCAAGGCGGAATTGCTCGCCAAGTACGACGAGTTGCGCGAGGAAAACCGCGCCTACTTTGAGCAGGTCGCCCTGCGCGCCTGGCAGGACCTGCGCGCCGGATTCTCATATCCGGACAGCGGCATGATCGTTACCACCGATCATACCGAGTTTGGCCCCGGCGAAGAGGGCAAGTTCGTCGAATACGTGGTTCAAAAAGTCCTTGGCCGGATGCCTCTCCCGGACGAAATCCGCGACGGCGTGCGCATCGACTACAAGACCTCGATTCTCTACTCCGAGGCCGAGATCGCCGCCGACCAGTCCGCGCTCGAACAGGCTGAGGCCGAGTACGCGCAGGCCCGGTTTCAGCACGCGCAAGCCGAACAGGCTGCCTTCGACGTCCACCTCCAAGAGCGCGAGGCCGAGGGCCAAGTCCAAGCTCGCATCGCTGCCTATCGCCGGGCCGAGCTCGAGCACGCGCGCCAACAGCTCGCCGAGATGGGCAGCCCCATCCAGGACGCCCTCGACGGCCTGCGTGCCAACTTGTACGACGCTGTACGCACGCTGCTGGCCGGCCTGCGCAAGAACACCACGTTTCGCGGCAAAGCCGGCTCCAAGGCCGCCGACCTGTATGCGTACTGGCACAAGTTGAACGGGGGACTGCTCCACGATGCCGACTTGGAGCAAGCCCTGGCCGCCTTGGACGGCGAGATGAAGTCCTACCAGGTCGCCGACAAAGACGCCCGGCAGACGCAGATCGGCGACATCGAGACCCAACTCGCCGAGATCGCCGCCCTGACCGCCGAATCCGCGCGCAAGATTCGCAGCGAGTCGGGCAGCAGAGCTTCGGTCCTGGAATTGTAGCGATGATGATCGTATTACGCAACACGACCAGCCGCAAGGACGCGGTGTACATCATTGAGGTGGACGAGGACAACCAAAAGGTGGCCGGTTGGTGGGGGCGCTGGGACACGTACCAAGCCCACGGCCTGGCTGGCCTGCGCAGTCAGATGAAATGGGACGGGCCATCCTATCAGAACGCGGCGGACAAGCTGCTGCGCCAAAAGCTAGAAAAAGGATATGTCCCCGTCGATCAACTGCCGGCATCTGTGTCGACGCCCGCGGCGCCCGATCCTAACCCGCCATCGCCCCGCCCGCGTTCACGGGCGGCAATGCTGGAGCTATAGATGTCAAACCTGGTACAGCTTGATTTCCTGACAATGATCCACTTGCCTCCTGTATGGACAGCGCCAATTCCCAGTGGATACGGACATTGGTGCTGTCCTCATTGTCACGATGCCGCCAGGGGATTTGAAGCCCCTTTATCGTTCCCTGCCACAAACAATCGCCAAATAGGTCAGTGCCGAACCTGTAACTATGAACATCACTTCAGCCTGCTTTATGGTCAAACTCCAAACGGGTATCCTGAGACGCGCATGGATTTAGAGCAGGCCCATATCGCAGCTCACATTCGAACCGGGTTCCCCAAGATTTGCCCGGCTGGTCACGCGAATCCCGTTTGTATGGCAAATTGTGAGTCGTGTCCGCACCATCAAGCTGACGCGCGCTTGCACTGGCGCTGTAACCATCCGGCTTATCAAAAAGCGATTGGTGTACATTGGTGTCTAGGTTGTGGTATGGAACTTGGCCCTTGGGCAGAGGCTCATAATTGGCATTACTGCGGTGGGCCAACCAACCAATGCATGAGAGATTGGGAGATAACAAATGGATGAACGCACTCGCAACCGATTTGCCGCCAAGTTTGGTCTGCCTGCTGGACAGGTCCGAACGTTCGACGCGTTGACCGCGCACGAAAAAGAGGACGTGCGCCGCTACTACTCCCTCTACAATGCACGACACTATGTCTACGCCATCAAGCGCGCTGGCGGATTGGTCGTGAAACGGTTCCGGCTCAATACCGCTTAGGATCATAATCCAAATCTATCCCTAATTTCTAGCCTTCCCGTTTGTTATATAGGTACAACTACAGGAGGGACAAACGATGAACGTGAACAAACTGACCGCCATTCAACAAGCTGACGTCTTTATCCGCGCTCGCTACCCTGGGCTCTTTATCCGCTCGCAAGAGGAAGCGCGGGTCGAATCGGCCATTCGCGGCCTACTCGCGACCGGCAAGCACGCCCACAAGGAGGTCTTGACCTGGACCATCAGCCGGGGTGTGCGCCTGGCCGACGCGCCGGCAGAGGAATACGGGCCAACCGATCCGATCAGCGCCCTGCAGTGGTTCGCCGGTTATGGCGTCACCGAGGAAAAGCCCGCCGGCACACCGGCGGTCGCCATCTTCAAGGACCTCGATCCCTATTTCCAAGACCCCCGCGTTGTTCGCGCTCTGCGCGACCTGATCGCCGACATCACCAGCACCCAGCGCACGCTGATCGTCATTTCCCCAACACCCAACGTGCCCGAATCCTGCAAGCGCCAGGTTGCCATGATCGACTGGGCGCTTCCCACGGTCGACGAGCTGGCCGGCATGCTGGGCGACTTTATCGCCGACCTGCCTGACCGCGTACAATGCGACCTGAACGGCGACAAGGAGCAGGTTGCCAAGGCACTCTGCGGCCTCACCTGGTTTCAGGCCCAGTCGGTACTCGCCACCGCCGTGATTGCCACCGGCAAGCTGGACGGGGCTGCAATCGAGTTCATCATTTCGGAAAAAGCGCGCCTTGTCCGTGAATCCGGGCTCCTCGAGTTCTACCTGCCCGACAACCTGCCCGACATCGGCGGCCTGGATGAACTCAAAACCTACATCTCGCGTAGGCGCCGCTCTTTCACGGACAAGGCCCGCGACTATGGCGTACCCACGCCCAAGGGCTTGCTCCTTGTCGGCGTGCCCGGCTGCGGCAAATCGCTGGCCTGCAAGTCACTCTCCAAGCTCTGGCGGCTGCCCCTGGTCCGCCTCGACGTCGGCGCGCTAATGGGCTCCCTGGTCGGCCAGTCAGAGGCCAACCTCCGCCAGGCGCTGCAAGTCGCCGAGTCATCCAGCCCCTGTATCCTCTGGCTGGACGAGATTGAAAAGGGCCTCGCCGGCGTCAAGTCGAGTGGGCAAACCGATGGCGGGACCACCGCCCGCGTTTTTGGCGCGCTGCTCACCTGGCTCCAGGAAAAGACCGCGCCGGTTTACATGGTCGCAACCAGCAACGACATCAGCGCGCTGCCGGCAGAGCTGCTGCGCGCCGGACGTTTCGACGAGACCTTTTTCGTAGACCTGCCCAACACGCAGGAACGCCGAGAGATTTGGACCATCCACGTCGCCAAAGCCGGCCGCAATCCGGCCAACTTTGACCTCGAGGCCTTGGTCCAGGCCAGCGACGGCTATACAGGTGCAGAGATCGAAGCCGCAGTCGGCGACGCTTTGATCGCCGGTTTTGACCAGGATCGCGAGATCACTACCGGCGACCTGGTCACAGCCATTGCGGGCCGCGTGCCCCTGACCGAGACGATGGACACGCAGATCAACGCCCTGCGCAAATGGGCTGCCCGGCGCGCCAAGCCGGCCAGCAGCGCCCAAGCCGGCCAGGCCGAGTCCAAGAGCCGCGCCGCGACACTCGACTTATAGAAATCCCTAATTTTTGGTCTGCCCATTTGTTATATGGGCAGACCAAACCAAGGAGGATAACGTGAGCAAATATCGGAAACTCAAGACCAAATTCACCAGCCGCGTGCACCTGCGCGAGGCGCTCCAAGCCACCGGCTTGCCTTTCGAAGAGGCCCGGCCTGGTCAGGCCCTGACCCTCAACGGATACGGCGGGCAGCGGCGCGAAGCGACCTTTGTAGTCCGCAAGCGGGCGCTGGGCGCACGATACGGCGACTTTGGCTGGCAGTGGGATCCCGCGACCAAGGGTTTTACTCAGATTGAGGATGATCTCGACGCCGGCCATCTGCCCGTTCAGCAGAACCTGCAGGCCATCAAGCGCGAGTATGCCTACGCTGCGACCGTGACACAGGCGAGGGTAAAGGGCTACCAGATTCGTCGCATCGACCTGCCGTCAGGCGAGATTCAAATCCAGGTTACAGGGAGGATCTAATGCAGGCATTCACATTGACGATCACCATCAGCGTTGACGGCGAGACCGTTGTGGGCGAGGTCTCTGGGATCAAAGGCAAGCGTTGCTCTGACATCGCGGCACTGCTCGACAAAGTCGGCGACGAGACCGAACATCGGCACACTGCGGACTATGACGCAGTCGAGCCGGTTCAGATCAATGCCGGCATCGGCAGCACCTTGTCCTTGGATCGTAACGGATAGGCGGGTGAGCCGGGATATGGTAGCGTATATCCCGGCTTAGTTGGAGCACACGCAATGGCTACACCTACGGTTCGAGAAATCCGAGAGATAACCCTCACTGTCGACAAGTACACCGACGAGGTTGTCTCGCGCGCCTACGAGGTCGTTCATCACTACATGTACGACAGCTATCGTGGCTTCGACAAAGACTATCTGACCAGCATCGTGATGCAGGTTGAAGTGGCTGCCGTCGCCCGCGCCCTGGACGAGTGGACCGAGTATCTCAAGCAGCTCCATCAAGCGAGGTTGTTCTGATGCAGACACAAACCATCGTCCTACCGCACTGGCTCACGCCAGCCTTCGCCCGCACCTGGCTCAAAACGTTGGACGCTGCCTCCCCGGGCCGGCAGCGCGACCAGATCGAACGCTACCGCGCCATCGCTCGAGGCGAGGACTGGAACGAACGCCGCGACTACCGTCTCTCCTGGCGCGAGCCCTACACCGATCACCACCTCGCTGACCAGGTCGCCACCGCGAAACACGCTACTGGCGACGAGGAGGCCAGTACCAACTATGAGATGCGCCTCGCGTTCTGGCAGATCGCCAAGCGGACGATCGACGATGGTGTGCTGAGTCCCGAAACCATCAACGCCCTCGCCGAGCGGGGCCGGCGGAACGGGTGGGAGAGTGCGCTGCACGACCTCAACGAAGCGAGGACACAATGAGTGACGTATCTGCGACCATCAATCGACCGCTGCGCGCGATCCCCATGTCCGACTTTGGCGAAGAGAAACCCGATCGCGCTGTTCACGCCTGGCTCAAGCGGCACAGCGAGGGCCGGATCTGTCCGGTCTGCCTGGAGCCTATCAGCAATCAAGCCACAACCTGCGGACCATGCTCGCATCAATGGCGGCAAATCAAGCGCGCCCCGCACTTGCTCGCCGAGTGGATCGTCGACGTCGCGCAGCACGAGCGCGAGGGCATCGCGCACCTACACCTCTGGGAGAGATCATGAACCCGATTCGATTGCACCTGACCGGCCAGCCGCCGCGCAAGTCCAACAGCCGGCGCATCGTTCGCACTCGCGAAGGACGTCCGCGCGTCATCAAGAGCGAAAACGCGCTGGCCTGGACAAAAGCCGCCCTGGCACAGATCCCCGCCGAGGCGCGCGCAGGCGTGGGCAGCCCCGATCAGCCGCTCGCGATCACGTTCTGGATTCGCTATGGCACACGCCGGCCCGATCTCTCGGTCGAGCTGATCCTCGACACATTACAAAAGGCCGGGGTCATTGCTGACGATCGCTATGTATTCGAGACGCACGCATTCAAAGAGATCGACGCCGAAGCCCCAGGCGTCGAAATCTTGATCGAGGAGGCAGACCTGTGATCGAAACTTTGGCCCGTTGGATTGACTGGCTCTACCAGTGGCAAGAACGCCGGCGACTGCGCCGGTTTGAGCGGGATCTGGATGGGTGGATCGCGGAGATGGGGATCGAGGACTGATGAGTACCTACATCACCGTAACCGATATGTTCTGCGGCGCGGGAGGCAGCTCTCAAGGCGCCTTCTCTGCCGGCGCTGAAGTCAAGATGGCCGCCAATCACTGGCAGCTTGCCATCGAGACGCACAACACAAACTACCCGACCGTCGATCATGACTGCGCCGATGTCAACCAGGTCATGCCCAGTCGCTGGCCCACCACGACAATGCTGTGGGCCTCGCCGGAATGTCCGCATCACTCCATCGCCTCTGGGCGCAAGCGAGCCAGCAAGCAGCGTTCCTTTTTCGACAAGTCGAACGATCCCGCCGCCGTGCGATCCCGTGCCACAATGTGGGATGTGCCACGATTCGCCGAATACCACGACTATCAGGCCATCATCGTCGAGAATGTCGTCGAGGTCCGCAAGTGGAGGCTCTTTGACGCCTGGCTCCATGCAATGCGCCTCCTGGACTATGACTACAAACTATGCTATTTCAACAGCCAATTCTTTGGCGTGCCGCAGAGCCGCGACCGCTTCTACGGTGTGTTCTGGAAAACAGGCGGCAAGGCACCGGATCTCGACTATCGCCCCAAGGCCTGGTGCGCACAGTGCGAGCGTGAAGTCGAGGCCGTGCAAGCCTGGAAGAAAATCGACTATCATTGGGGCCGCTATGGTCCACGCCGGCAGTACCTTTACCGCTGTCCGATCTGCGCCGAGGTCATCCAACCGTTCTACGCCCCGGCCTTTGTTGCCATCGACTGGCAGGACCAAGGCACACGTATCGGTGATCGCAAGCGACCGCTCAAGCCACGCACGATGGAGCGGATCCAACGAGGCATCGAGGAATACGGCCACCAGTACCTGATGATCGAGACGGCCTACACTAACTCCCAATCCCGGCGTGCGCATCCGGCCTCTGAGCCCCTGGTCACACAAACCGCGCGTCAAACCCTCGGCGTTACGATGCCGCTTGTGACCTCAGTCAACTACTACGATGACCGGGCCAGGCCGGCCAGCGACCCGTTGCCCACGCAGACCACTGCCGAAAAGCAAGCCATCACTATCCCGCCCTCGGCCATCGTCGTCCTGCGCCAACACACCGATCACAGGTCTCCAGCAGAGCCACTGACTACCATCACGGCCGGCGGGAACAATCACGCCTTGCTACGCATGCCCTTCTTGGCTGTCAACTATAGCCCTGGCCACTGTCGATCGATCACCCAGGAACTGAGCTGTATCACTACTATAGATCATCACGCTCTGGTTGTCCCAGAGCCGTTCATTGTCAATTACTACGGCCGGAGTTTTACCATACCGGTAGGCCAGGCGCTGTCTACCATCCCGACCATAGCGCACCACGGCTTGGTGCAATACGAGACGCCGCGCGTGGAAGACTGCTGCTTTCGAATGCTTCGCCCGGACGAAATCGGCAGGGGCATGGCATTTGATCACGACTACATTGTTCTGGGCAACAAACGGCAGCAGGTGCGCCAATACGGTAACGCTGTCACGCCGCCGGTTGCGCAGTTTCTATTCAAGAAGGTAATGGAGGTCCTGTAGGGGCTCCTATAATGTGGATACGCGGAAAAGGTAAACTGTGGACGAACAGATTGGAATCGATATGAGAGAGGCCCTGGCCGCCTATGCCCACGAAGCGTGGTCCAAGTGGATGAAGCACATTTTCCTGAAAGGCTACACGGTCTATGGAGGGGCACACGCTATCCCGGCACAACTCAAGAGCCGATGGTGGAGACAGTCCAGAACGCCCTATCAGGATTTGCCAGAAGAGGAAAAAGAGAGCGATCGAAAAGAAGCCGATACGATATTGGCAATCATTCGCACGGCGCGAATCATCAAGCCGGGTTGGTCGTTACCCCAGCGCAAGTGCTCGGATTGCGGAGCCGAGATGATTGCGGTTGCGGCTATCGTTGATGAGGGCATCGGGCTTTGGTTTGAATGCCCTGAGTGCCTAAACGACGGAGAATCGATCGACGAGTGGCCGTTTATCATCGATGTGGTTTCGCTGGATGAATTAGAACGCGCTGGCTTTGAGCGCCGCTAAGAAAGATACTCAGAAGGGAGATTGAAATGTATGTGTTTAAGCGCTACTTTGACGAAGATGACACGCATATGATCAGCGGGACCCAGGCGCAGGCTGAATTGGCACACTACTATGAGGATGTCGATGCCATAAGGGACGAACTGATGGACGGCGGAACCGTACGCACGCCGTATGCGCTGTACTCTGAATCTGAAGCTGAATTGCTCGATTCCGATAAGTAGAATACTCGGCGCTGCTGAGCATTCGGGAGGATACTATGGCTACAAAATGGCTGTGCAACACGTGTGGAGAGGTCACGTCTCATGGTGGAGCGTGTCCGGTCTGTGCATCGACTGATGTTGAGCCGCTCGACTCTGAGCGAGATGTTGTGCTCCGTCGCAAGCGCGATCTTGATGCAGGGCTATATCGCAAATATATCGTCTTTGATACGGACACAGAGGTCGAAACAGACGGCTTTTGCTTTGTGCTCAAGCCGGAGACAGATTCGGCCGCGTGGGATGCGTTGCAGGCATACGCGCTGTCGACCACGAATCCCCAGTTGGGTGCTGATCTGATGCGTTGGTTGAATCAGAATCTTCGTTCGGTTGAAGTGATCGAATTTTAGGGAGGACAGTATGCCAGCGTTGAGTTTCAAGGCGCAGTTTGCGCCGTTGGTCGAGAGTGGACAGAAAAGGCAGACGATCCGGGCCTGGCGCAAGAGGCCGATCAAGGTTGGCCAGCGGCTGTATTTGTATGCGGGTATGAGGACGAAAGCCTGCAGGAAGCTCGGCGAGAGCGAGTGCACAGAAGCGATCCCGATTGAGATTCAAGGGTATAGCTGGGATGCTCGGCTCGGTCAGGTTGTGCTGTGGCACGAGTTTCTGCTTTGGCAGTATGAGGTGAGACAGATTGCCGTAGCGGATGGGTTCGAGACGGTTGAGGAGTTTTTCAAGTTTTTCTCACCGGATGGAGAGAAGTTTGAAGGCCAGCTCATCAAGTGGGGAGATCCGATAAGTTGACTACTCGGAATACGGAAAGAGACCGATGACTGAGCATCCAGAAAACGTACTTTCAATCCCACCTACATCAGACGGCTTTTACTTTTGCTTATGGGAAGCCATCCGCGTTGACATGGGCGTTGTCTATGAAGACGCGGTAGGGCTCGGAAAGGTTACAGAGCGGTACCGCTTGGCACGTGCAGGCCGGCAGCCCTGTCCACTGGCCGAGACCTGCAAGACCCGCGCGCGCCATCTCGCACGCATCTCCAATCGCCAAACATCCACAATCTGGGCAACATTGACCAAGTCGGAACGCAAGCGACTCTCCAATAAAACCCAGGATCTTGTATTCGAGGCCGAGTCTCGTATCGGCGCATACATCCTAGGCCCGATGATCAAAACCTGGTTGGAGCAAAACACGGGCACCTTGCTGGGGGTCCGAATACGTCATTTGTTGGACAGCCACACGGTACACTAATCTGGGAGAACGCCAATGCCCTGGTGGAACGACACACAAACCTACTATCAATGGCCGGCGCTGCACTTCCCGATCCACACGCGCCAAATGGAAATCGAGTACCTTGCGATCAAGTGCGCCGGTTGCGGCAAACCCATCCGCTACCTGCACGGCCAAGGCACAGAGCATTCACAATGCACAACCGTGCGCTGCGCCGGCCTCTGTCCGTCCTGCAAACTGATCACCTACGCCCAATTTCGTGTGTACGCAGACCACATTCTCTGGGAAAGCAGCCGTGGCTGGCGCTGGCTTGCAATGCGAAAAGAACCACCGGTCCGGGCATGGTGGGCGCTAGGGCTGCTAATACTGGCCCTGCTGCTAGGAATGCTGTGCACCCGCCTGGGTGTCTAGCTACACATAATCAACGGAGGATTGTATGTCCGAGTACCTGGAGACCCACCCAGACGTACCCGTCTGGCCGGTCGTCATTCGTGACGGCAAAGTCTACGTCAACACCGATGGCCTACTGCGTCACATGGTAGACCTGGACAAAGCCACACCGCAAACGTGGCAGCGCATCTACACGATCTCTATCGCGCCACGCGCCGTGCACCTGATGACCGCGCGCCTCAAAAGCGGCGACTCGATGCAGATACGCCGAGAAATGTACAAACTGATCGACCGTGCTGCTCAAACAGAATATCATCCAGAGACAGAGTAGGGGAGTACACTACGACACACAAGCCCGCTCTTTATATCTCTATGTCTTATAAGCGACCTTATGCGACATAGACAAAATGCTCCCAAACTGGGACCGGTGACTACTCCCCTGCCCCAAAATCACACAAACAGGTAGGCCAATGAACCCGTTCTGGCAAACCGACAACATCACACTCTACTGCGGCCACGTCCTCGACGTCCTCCAGGCCCTGCAGGCAGAATCTGTACACAGCATCATAACCAGTCCGCCGTACTGGGCATTGCGTGACTATGCGCTGCCGCCTGTGGAATGGACTGCCGTTTCCTACGTACCCATCGTCGGCCTGCCTGAAATTAACGTACCGGCTTGGCGCGGCTCCTTCGGCCTCGAACCCATACCCGAAATGTTCATCGGTCACCTGGTCCTCATCTGGCGTGAGCTGCACCGCGTCCTGCGCGCTGACGGCACCTGCTGGCTCAACCTGGGAGACACCTACTCCCAAGACACAAAGTGGGGCGGCAAATCCAGCCACAAGAACGCCCACTCGTGCGCCGGCGGTTATGCGACCGCGCGAAACCTACGAACGCAAACCAGACTCAAATCAAAAAACCTCTGTGCCATCCCCTGGCGCGTCGCCCTGGCGCTCCAGGCAGACGGCTGGTATCTCCGCAGCGCCCCGCCGTGGATCAAACCCAACTGCCAGCCAGAGAGCGTCACCGACCGCGCCACCACCGCGCACGAATACTGGTTCCAGTTCTCCAAATCCAAGCGTTACTACTGGGACCCCACCGCCGTGCGCGTCCAATCCGGCAATGGCTGGCATGGCGGGACATTCACAAACGAGCGCAAGCAGCAAACCCAGCCCGGCCTCGGCCACGGTCCCCGTAACGAGCGCCCAGGCCGCAATCGTCGCACCTCCGATACCTGGAATGAAAGTCTCGATGCCCGGATCGCCGACTACCGCGCCTACCTTGCGCACCTCGAACACATTCGCGACCATGGCGGCCTGCTCCTCGACGAGGTCGGCGATCCCCTGGGGTTGATGTTTTCCACGCGTGGCTACAAAGGCACCCACTTTGCCACATTCAACGGCGCACTGATCGAGCCAATGATCAAGGCCAGTACTTCGGGCCGTGGCTGCTGCCCCCAATGCGGCGCGCCCTGGGAGAGGGTAACAGACCGCGAGTTTATCCCGCAGCCTGACGTCAGTGTCGCAAAGGGCATAAAAGGCAACAGTTCGCAAAAACCAATGGATCAATCCAGCAATTGGGACGGCTTTCCTCGAGGCACGGTGGCAATCACCACCATCGGCTTCCGCCCTACCTGCGCCTGCTACGACCACCTCTACCGTGCTCTACCCCAGGCCCACTCCCCGCGCAAGCGTCACCAGCGCCAAATCTCTGGCAACTGGTGGAAGCGCGCTCGTCGCCACCCTGGACTGAGCGACTGGCCCGTTGAACCCTGCATCGTCCTCGATCCCTTTGCTGGCGCGGGTACAACCGGACTAGAATGCATCCGCCTTGGTCGGCGTGTCGTCCTGATCGACCTCAGCGAGGAATATTGCCGTGATCACATTGTACCCCGCCTTTCCGCCCCCATTCAGCCCATCCTCTTCTAACACAAAAACGCCCCTTCATTGCCATTAGGATCATAATCACAATGGAGGGGCGCACCATGTATCACGCAACACGCATCAGTACCTGTGTCGCCAGAATACCTGGCGGATCAACCACCGCAGCCACGCCGGTACCTCGTCCCACGGCGGTAGCATGTCAAACGGCCAGTCATCCACGATCTCTAGCTGCGTCTCAGACGCATAGCTAGTGGCACTCGCCACCGGAAAAAACGAGATACCCTGTATCTCTACGGCGAACGGCGCATCGACCACCTGCTGGCCGTTCAGCAGCACGGTGACCGTATGGTCGCCGCTGGGTACTGGTGTCGGGGTCGGTGTAGGCGAGGGCGTATCCTCGATCACCTCCAGATCAGCCTCGCCAAAGAACACATCATTCCAGCCCACCGCCCATTCCCAGGTCGTGCGCGTAAAGATCGTTACCTGGTTGGCCAGTGCAACCGCCTCGACCTCGATCAATGTCCACTCGTCATACACCCGATCCATCACCTCTGACCAGACGACGCTCGCCGAGGTGAGATCCGTCCCACCGAACGGATCGATTCCGATCCACGTCCGCCCGTTCCCTTTGCGATCTGGGTTATCTTTGGTACCACTGCCCATCTTGACCTGAAACCATACTCGCAGCCGCTGCCCCGGCTGAGCCTCGGCCACCTGGTAAATCCCGCCTTCCCAGGTCGTGAACACATGAAAGACTTTTTGGCACTGTCCGTGCCCTGACAGCGCGTGTTCCACATTCGACGTGAACTCTGGCCGCGTTTCTTCCTTGTTCCACCATGGTACCCAAGGCCGGATCACCTTTAGCGCACTGATCCCATCCACCTCACGCACCGCGCCTGTAAACGTACCATCAAAACCGGTCACGTTATCCTCCTCTGGCCTGGCCTCGGGCCGCTCGTATCCCTCTGCCAGCGCCACCTTAAAATCGGCCACCACGCCGGCCTTGTCCAGCCAATGCCACGTGTCACAATGCGCCGATCGAAACAACGCCAAGCACCAGATCGTCTGGCGCTCTGGGTCAGCGTTCCACTCGTCGATCTCCCGATAAGCTGCCTGTACCCAGCCGCTGTTCACGTCCGCCCATTCGACGTCCGGATCTGTCTCGGTGATATAGACCGGTACATCCTGTAGATGATCGGGAATCGCGTGCATAAAGTCCTGGTAGGCGCGAAAGTGGAATCTGCGGTCCGTGTACGGTGCATCCATCGTCGCCTCGGACGTGACCAGCGCGGGGTCTGTGCCGTGCGTATAGGTGTGGAGAGTGATACCATCCACAGTACCACCTCGTTCCTCAATGAGCCTCAGCACATCCTGGAAATAGACCAGCCAGTCACCGGACTCATTTCCCGGATAGCCCGTGTCGACATTCCACGGCGCAACCGCGCCGACAATCACCTGATGCTCTGCGCCAGCCCGCGCCTTGATCTCGCGTTGGCACGCCACAAAGCATGCCGCGTAATCTGCCGGCGTGATAGGTTGCCCGTGAGGCCACTCCTGCTGGTGATTGGTCTCGTTAGCGATGATCCAATGAGAACAGCCCACACTCGCGGCCGCAAATCGGCCAGCTTTGACCGAGAATGCCGGCACGTACTCGTGCTCGGGGATTGTGCCGTCCGGGTTCCAGCCGTTGTTCAGCCGTACCATAGCCACCAGACCCTGCTCTGCCAAGTGCAGGTACTGCCCTCCGGTCACGATGTCTGGGTCATTGTGGCCGATAGCTTCTGCAATCACAACCCAGCCTTCACGCCCAGCCTCGACGATCAGGTAGGCGCCGTCTCTGTCATGGACGCCATAGATAGAATCTGTAGGAAACATTCAGCCAGCCTTTCTACGTCTCGGCTATGATAATGAAATAGTCCTCAAACGTGTTCCCTCCAACCGTGTATTGAATCTCAACTCGATATCGATGACTGGCGGTCAACGATCCAATACGCGGCAGCGTGATCACATCGCCAACAACCGATGCAGCACCATCCTCTAGGACTTCATCCGTAACATCCACCCAATCATCCACAGATGTTTTAAGCATGTCGTACACGACAACGGTTATATTCGTCGGAGATGACCCGTTTGCTGTTGTTGTGTCAGAGTATGCGAGTGATTCATCTATGCCCTGACGAACCTTGTCTAAAAGTCGAATTCCACCACTCATGCTTCCTCCGAAACAAATGTCAGCACGCGCGCTTTGGACGTCCATCCCAATGTTCGCGCAGTTGATACAAAACTCAACGTCCGCGCCTTGGATACAAACGCCTTCGCCACAGGAATCGTACCAATGTAGACAAGTGCGGTCCCAAATCCAGAATCTGACGCGATTCCGCTCGGTAGAATCGCGACGATACCGACAAGCAGGGAGATCACGCCAAAGTCACCCGCACTCACGATACCGACCGGAGAAATTTGCAGGTCTAGCGACGATAACCCAAATACTTCGGAGCTTTCCAATCCGCTTGGCGTCAATATTCGTGTGCCCGGCAGAACCTGACTTGTCCCAAAGCCCCCGCTCGTTTCTATTCCACTTGGCTGGAGCAGCGTTATCCCTATACCTACTGTCACGGACCCAAACGTAGCCCCACTGAGGATGCCAGAAGGAAGTAGCGATACTACACCGGGTGACAATACAGTCGACCCAAACTCAGCGCCCGCCGCAATCCCGCTTGGTTGGAGCAGCGCTGCACCTGTACTTATTATTGCAGACCCAAATGCAGCTCCACTGAGGATGCCAGAAGGAAGTAGCGATACTACACCGGGTGACAATACAGTCGACCCAAACTCCGCGCCCGCCGCAATCCCGCTTGGTTGGAGCAGCGCTGCACCTGTACTTATTATTGCAGACCCAAATGCAGCTCCACTGAGGATGCCAGAAGGAAGCAATGATACAGCGCCGGGCGATAAGACTGTTGATCCAACGTTTTCCGCACTGGGCAGACCAGCTACAGCCAGCCATAGCCCCAGCGTCGCCGAACCAAACGTCTCCGCACTTACTATCCCTGACGGCGACAACGATACTGCCCCAGGGGCCAGCGTCGCCGCCCCGATGCCCTCTTCGCTCGTTACGCTTGACGCCATCAGGCTTACAGATCCAGGAGACGCAGTATGCGATCCTACGATCTCGCTACTGACAATACCATTACTCAGAAGGGCTACCGCACCGGGTGACACGATCCCCGCCCCGAACGTCTCGCCTGTGGCCACCCCGCTCGCCACCAGCGTTTGTCCCCCTGTCCCTGCTGCGTACCACACCCGCCTCCGTGGCCACGCGTACAATTCCCACCGCGTCTCCGGTGCATACATCGACCGAATCACAGTCGCAGGCAATGCGCGGTTGTATAAGCGAGGCTCTGCCATATAAGCCGTGTTCAGCGCATTTCCACCACCGTACATTGCCCCGAGTGTAATACCCGTATTTCCGTTATCAAATGAACTGCTGTATGTAGCTGAATTGATCTCTTCTCCATTCACGTACAACCGGCTTGTTACCCCGTCATATGTTGCTGACAGCAACGTCCATGCGCTGGAAGGCACTGCATTCGCAGCATCCAAGTTCTGTACTCCACCGGATGTGTCAACTTTCCATCTCACTCCGTATGGAGCTACCGCATCCGTCGCCCACTGTAGGCATGTGCTCCAATTCCCATTGGACATCATCACGTCAAAATTCGCCCTGGTACCTGGCTGATACAGCCACACTGACATGGTGATTTCGAGCAGCCCAGACAACGATATGTCCGCCTCAAAGTACCGTGAATTGTTAAATGCAGGTACCTGCCCGAGCGAGGTAGACGTCCATGCCGGCGAGTTATACCCCGCCAAGTGCCGGCCACGACCGGACACATCACGGAGCCTGCTGGCCCCGGCACTCAGCAGCGTTGGCCACCACCCCGCCAACCCAGCCGCCTGTGGCGACTCCCAATTGACTCCCATCCACACATTCGGTGGATGCCGGAACGGCCACCCGCCCCGAATCGACACTACTGCACCTCGTCGATCAACGGCGTCACGGTCAAAACCTGATCTGTGCCTGTCGCCGTTAACGCCTGACCACTCTGGTTTATCACTACCGGAAGGCCATAGCGCGCCGGTAGCGGAAATATCCAACTTGCCCGCTGAGGGTCGGTGTCATTTGATGCCACCAGTGACCCAACATAGTGGAGTCGCTTGGCGTCATCCTCGCTGTTATAGGCTGCGTCACTCCCGGAGCATTCACCGTCATAGTCGGTGCCGTCGTGCGAGCTGGACCAGTAGACGTCCACAACCTCGCCTGCAGCGGGAGCTGCGTCAAAATCGACCTCTAGGCTGATCCGCGCGCGGGCAGCGTGTGTGGATTCGAAATCGTGCTCGTCTCCAGCGCGTCCATTGCCGTCCGCCAGGCTCGTTAGCGTCAATGTCTCGTCGCCGCCCGCGCTCGTCCACACGATATCGGTGCCTTGTTTCTGCAGGACCTCATTAGTCATAGATTACCTACCTCTATGCGGACGTATCCACGCCCGCAGCGAAATTAACCAGGTCGTTGACCACGAATTGGATCTCGTTGTCTGTACTGGACTCTCCACTATTCTGGATTGTCGCGTTTTGCAAGAACATCCACATCAACCGGCGCGCCACGGCCTCATTACGTATCGCCTCGGTTGCTGCAGCCACCGCCATCCGATTACGCAGACTACTACTGCTGCGCACTGCACCTGCAGACTACAACCGCCATTATCACAACACCTCATTCAACCGCCGCAGCTCAATCTCATCCAACCGCACCACCCCCTCCTGCAGCGCCCATACAGCTAGCTGCACTCGGTTCTCCAACCGGACCTTGCGCAGAATGTTCGTCATGTGATTCTTGACCGTGTGATACCGGATACCTAGCCGTGCAGCCAACTGGCGATTATCCAGACCCCTCACAACTAACCGCACGATCTCGGACTCGCGCAGCGTCAGGGTCATTGCATCGGCGCCCGCCACGCTGTCGGCTGAGGAGGATATGCTGGCTGCTGCGGATACGCCGTCGCAGTAGGATATGGCGACTCTGTTGGATACGCTGTGGGCAGCGCAGGGCATTCCACTGGCCTACACGTAGGAAGCGGTCGAGGTGTCAGCGTTGGTCGAGGTGTCAGCGTTGGTTGAGACGTCAGCGTTGGAGCTGGCGTCCATGTTGCCGAGCAGTCGATCTGCCCTGGACAATCGTGAAACCATGGAGTAGCCAGACTTGTTGTCGCAGTCGGTTCCGCAGAAGGCACGGTCGACGTAGGCATTGCCGCCGACGTGCAAGTCGGCGTCCCGATAGGCGAGATGGGAGAATCGCTCTGCGCAAGCAGCGACCCCGCATTTCGCTCACACACAGTAACCAGTGTTAGCACAACCGTTAACGCCAATAGTGTTGCGCCTAAGGCCCAAGATTTGATAGACATTCTTTCTCCTTTACTGAGACCAGGACTATCCCAGTTTGTCGATCATTGAATCAACACACTTTACCCGATTTCCCCGAAATCTTCCTGGCTCGCCACGCTCTGTGCGGTCAGAACCTGAGCCAGATCTGACCGCTCTTGTAAAGACAAGCTATCTACCAAAGCATGGATCTTTTGCTTGCCCTCTCGTCTCTCGATTTCGGCAGTGATTTCACGCTGCTCTGCACGAATTTGTTTCACGTGTTGAGTCCGGTCACACAGCATAGAATACAGTTCGTCCAACGAAGACTTGCTCAAATCATCCATGTTAGTCTCCTGTCTTGTGTCGTATCACGCGTGGCGTGCCAAACACTGCTTGGCTTGCGATGCCAAGTGCTTTGCTTAGCGGAATATACCGCCGCAGCTTGCTATTCCAAGCAGCCTCGTTGCATGCCTCTTTAAGTAAATCAGGCCGGTTCGTTAGGCCGATCGGCACACCAAGGCGCGTCAAAATTGCCTGATCGACAATGATCCGCGTCGCCTCGGCTTCTTCCTCTGCCTGCTTGCTCTGAACATAGAGAGCCTTGGCGAGCGCCTGCGCTGCATCGTGTTCTAGATCCAATAGCTTTCGGCCATTGTGCAGCACGAGCACTCGCGTGCCCTCACGCCGCACAGTAACAGTACTAAGCTTCGGAATGAATAGCACTTTTCCTCCTTACAACTTAAAGATTCTGTTGTCGCCGCTATCCCACTGCACAGTGATATCCCCACCATTGGGGGTAACAGGCAATCCTGTCGCCGTATCAATGTTGGCAATCAATCGACTCGACGCCTCTACGCCAGTATCCTGGTAGACATCGACCGACTCGCTAACATCTCCCGTGACGGACGTTAGTGTCACGTCTTCAGCGTCTGCCACACCGGCAGTTTCAGTCTTGCTGCTCAAGTTTTCAGACGTGGACACACGACTTGCAGCATCTCGATCTGCCAAGTCTTCATCTGTGCTAAGATTTGGTGTATCATCTGCTTCATCGATCAGAACAATCTTGATGTTGTCGCCGCCCCAATCGATCTCTCCCGCAAGAAAACCCTCACGCCCCTTATCGTACAATGCATTCGCCATGTCAGTCTCCTGTTGTTGAGAGGAACTAGACTCCCTCTTGTTGATCCTGTAGTAGCCGTGCCAATTTGCGCTCAAATGTATTTCCTGCCCCAGCAGGAATCAAGCGCGCTGTTCGCCCATTCAGGTCTATCTCGGCGCCAACTAGCTGATGCGTCGTCCATTGATCGCGCAGATCAGAATCTCCGGATAGTAACGTTTCTCCGGCACGAAAATCTGTTACGACGATGATCCCGCGCGCCATGATCTCGTCGACCGCCTTTGCCTTTCCTGTCGCCGAATATACATGGTCGCGCACAGAGATGTTGCTCGATGCACTGGGCTTCCTTTGCTCAACCACGCGCAAAGCCGCGATAGCGGTTGCAGTCTCTGCGTCAATCGTGCCAGATACCTTGTACGCAATCTGGCGATAGAGCCCACCAAGTTGTCCAATCGTGTCGTCGTCCGAGGCCACAGCCGTGCGCTGAACTTGGCCTTGCGCATCAGTGTAGACGACATAGACCTTTTGCGCACTGTCCGTGATCGAACCTCGGACAGAGACCTCGCGCCCGGGCTGTCGACGCACATAGTATTGTACTGTCTCTTGGTCTTGCTCTTCGATGTATAGTCGACCATCCTCATCAATTCCCCAGGCGAGAATTGTGTTTGCGTTAATTCCCGCAGTCTTGACGCACCAAGTCATAATGTCTTTAGGCGTCTGGTCGTTCTCAAAGGCGACTGTTCCGGGTAGCTCCAGATCTTCAGCCGTAAGTTGTGTGAAATCCTGCACGATCCCCCAGGGCTCCATCGCCTCAATCAAGTCACGCGCTACGCGGCCAATGGTGACTGTCTGCTCATCTGTACCAACGACACGCACGTCCGCAAACCGCCCGTACACCGAACCATCACTGGCTGTGTTTTCGCCCCACTCAGTCAACTCAAATTGCAGATCGATATAGGTCGTGTTGGGATTGGTCTTAATTGTCTGCACACCACTATAGGACGCAGTCTTGGACCACAGCAATCCTGTATCGTCGTATATCGCAACCTTACCCGGCCAATCAAATGGCAACTCAACGACTGTTGAAAATGCTATACGCTCAACACCGCCGCCAAAAGGCATCTCGTACCGCGCATAGACATACTCGCCTGATCGATACTGCGTCCCGCGCCGAGGCTGCAGGACCAACGCGTCTTCATCGTTGTTCACAGAAAACTTGTTGGGCACAAACGAACCTGACACTTCAGACGGAGTGACCCATTTGCCTACGCGCTGGTCCTGATATACCCGGTTGTATGGTACGAAATCTAAAAGCGCCCCCTTCCCAACGGCTGTGACCGTGATGGCTTGGCTTGTTGAGCCGGAGCTTTCGCTGATGTCGACAATCACGCCAACAAAGAGCTTGTTGCACAGTCCTTTGCGCAGGATTACCTCATGCAAGAAGCCCAAGTCTGAATAGTCCGGCCCAATCATTCGATCTTCCTGCCATGAGAGCGTGCCATAGCCTCCACCATCCTCACTGTAGAATGAGGACCACCGGATGCCATATGCGTTTAGGTGCCTGTGCTGGACGTCATCGTGGTCATAGGTCTCCAGCACGGGCGACGTTGTCACAATGCGCGATCTCATTCTGATTCCTTGCTATCAGACCTCAAGCTCAGGTATACGTGTTCTCCGCGCTGTTCTATACTGTACGGCCCATCAGGCAAACCTTCAGCCTTCGCATATGCAGCCATGACTGCATTCAAGCCCTGGCGCAATGCGCGCAGTTCGTTTTGCAATGTCTGTTGTTTTTCCTGCAGTACCATGATTGGCACAAGTTGTGCTTCTGTTAGTTGAACTTGACCTGTCAAGATGCCTCCAGCACAGCTACGCGCTCAGCCAACATTCGCACTTGCTCAAATTGGTCATTCATACTCGCAAGCAACTTCTTTTGACGCGCGCCAATCTGGCGAAACGCGCCCAGCATCAGTGCCTGCAAGCCTTTTCGACGCAAATACACGTCATCCCCAGGCGTGACGATCTTCATCGTAGCCAGTCTACTGTGATCGTACTTCACGATCCGGTCTTGCTGGCCAGCCATTAGATGGTACAGATCGTCGAGCGCCTGTACATCATCTTCCTCGTCGAATGTCTCTAGAGCCCCTCTATATTTCAGGTCTCCGTCTTCGTCAATGATCAGGCAATTCTGCCACGACCCACTGACGCGCGCGAAAAAACCAAAGCAATTTCCGTCTACACGGACGTTAGCCCAGTCCGTACCAGACAACTGCCCGGCGTAGAATTCCATGATACTACGCGCCGTCGTGTTGGATCCCACCTCGACGTTAGCAGCCAGGCCTGCGCGTAGCACCAAGGCCGCGCCCTCCTCACCGCTGGCCACGCTGCTATCTTTGAGGCCTGTGATCTGCAACCCGCCGGCTCCACTTTCATTCAGCCCCATCTCACCATACACACTAGAGAGATCAATAACATCCGTTGCGCCGTGTGCAACACTGTCATCCATAAACCACTGGTTGCCATCTATCGTAAAGCGAATCATCTCGATTGCGTCAAGAAACGTTTTGCCTCCACGAAAGATAGAGAGATAAGGGTTAGTGCCCAGATCTTCAACCTCATTGTTTGCGTCAATGAAGAATCCGATACTGTGATCCGCGGCAATGCCGCCGCGGTCGTTGCAGTACAGATCCGGTGAAATATGGTAGGATCCGCCAGATCGGGTGAGCCAGCGCTTGGCCACGCCAGCCTGGTCATAGATGGCTACAGATTCAAGGTCAATGGTCATCGCTACAACACCGCCAACCTTGATCACAACGCGATCATCATCGCTTGCGTAGATCGTGGTATCGCCGTTTTCATCCAGAATGATTCCATCAGTCGCGCCGGCCAAATTGAGCTTGATATAGCCTTTGGAGACTAAAAGGTAGGCCTGACCTGTATCATCCAGGTCTGCGCCGGCAGCAAGCCCCCACTCATCAGATGTCAAACCCAACAATCCGTTGAGATTTCCAATTCGCACGTGCGGTGTCAGATCGTCCCCTTCCCACGGCTCGTCACCGATTGTACAAATCTCGAAAGCTCGATCAGTCATCGTCGCCTACCAATCGCACCAGCCCAGCCCCAGAGGGGCCAAACACAGTCGCCGTGACGCCCTCGGGAAGCGTAGCGGAATCTCCAGACTTGCGCTCTACGCTGTACTCATAGTAAGCGTACTCGGACCCCGGATTCGTGACACTCAGGATCTCTACCCAAATCTCGGTGACATCCGCACCATTGTGACATGTCAACAGCAGCCGATCGCCGACACTGGCACAAGGCGCGTGACCAGCAGGGCCGTCGTACAGCTTGATAGTCGTAGGAGGCAGCGTCGTGGTCGTATCTGTTGTCGTTGTTGTGTCCGTAGTCGTGGTCGTGGTCGACGTCGACGTCGACGACACAGTGATCGTCGATGTCGACCCAGAGCCGGTCTGTGTCGTCGTCGACGCACCGGTTGTGGTCGTGCCACCGGTCGTAGTCGTCGAAGTAGTTGTTGAGTTTGGCCCGATTTGCGTGCTATCATCCCGGATGACCAATTCATCCAGGTAGAGATCACCATACGTGGTTGTTTCAGAATACAGGCATCCGATTCGACACAATGTCGTGTTGTCGAACCGGGTGTCATTGTCCAACGAGCTGTGGGTCGCCTGCAAGGAGCCATCTATCCAGAGCTTGTTCTCGCCGGTTCCCGCACCACGCGATATGTGGATCTCAATATAGTGCTCCGCGTCCGTGACAGCAACGTATGTGCCAACCGAGCCGCCGTCGTCTTCGTACGAAAGCAAACGGACACGAAAGGTTGACCCGTTCCAATTCAAGTTGACTTGAGCCGCGATCTGCGTTGAATTGGTAAAGACCAGAAACGCGAACTCGTCCCCCGATGACATTGTGAGCGAGTTCGGGTCGATGTAGACACGCGCTCGAACATCGCTTGCACCAGGCGTAAAAGCCACTTGCCCATAAAGAGAAACCACTGAGCCCGACTGCGGCTGAACCCTCATGCCATATGAAGATTGACCACACGCTGCATTGGCATATGCCTGGACATAGGATGTCTCGGAAGGTAAGACGGAATCTAATTCCGAGAGATTGCCAGCATCAAAGTCAATGTCTGTGATGATAGACATCAGTCTTTCTCCGCATAGACCCAGGATATGTTTTCTGTGCCCGGCATCACAGTGAATGAAAAACTGTTCGAGCTTGCAGTTGGCGTCTCGGTCGCTTGAACTGAGTTCGTGTCCCAGGCGATAACCTTCACAGTCCAAGCGCCATCAGTTACATTACTCACTGTGACCGTCTTCTGTACAGTACTTGTCCACCTAATAGTCATTACCAAGTGATCGCCGTCGCCGGTGCACAAGAGCTTGTCCATCCCGGTGCTGCTCACATAGTCTGACCAGTCCACTGCACCCAACCAATCTTTCCAGTTGACGAGTGCGGTTCCGGTCGATGTCGAGCCGCCAATAGAGTAGAAATCTGGGTCGCCTGGATTCCCATTTGTCCACACATTGTGCGAAGATTCAACCAAGCCTGGCCAGCGACCTGCCCCTATTCCCCACTTGAGTGTGATGCCCAACCACTCGATCTGTTTTGAGTTTGTATATGGAGCGTATTCAACCCTCAGTGGGGACCCGGTCCCGAGTATCCAGGGCTCTGGCCAGTATTGATGTATGATCAGCTTTTTGGGCTCGATCTTTTCCCTGCACGCATTCAGATGATCGACAAATTTGCCGAACACTCCGTGGTAAAGGTTAGTCGCAACCGCGTCAATCGGGTACTCTAAAAACGGCTCCATGATCACATTGGCATAGTGATCTGCAGAGTCCGGCCATGTAAAGTCCGGGCGCGTTCTCATAACAGACGCGACGATAGGACGGTTGTACATATCCTCGCTGCGAATATGTTGTCCAATTTCAGAGACCCATGGCACGACATAGTCTCGGATATTGGAGACCATAGTCGCGTTCCATTCAGTCTCTCCCCAGTAATCCTGGTTGAACGTCCAATTCTGTTCGTCCCAGAGCCCCCACATACAGACTGCCGGGCTACTACCCACCACGCCGATGATGAATGAAATACGATCCTTCATTGCCTGGATCGCATCGCTGCTTGTGTAGATCTCGTATGGCTCAGCCAGAAATCCTCGATCCTGGGACTCGCAGCGATCGCCGGTTATCAGGTAGTAGTTGTTATAGTTCCACGCATGGTAGCGCCATGCGTTGGCCTTAAAGCTATGAAAGCCCTCCAGCGCCCACCACACCTTGAGCCCGGATGCCTCGCAGGCATCCAGAAACTGCTTAATGTTGCTATTGTCCCACTTGTCTTGGGAAAAGTTCGCCCCACCGAGAGTGCCCGAGACCTGCGCAGCCCGGAACGTTGCCAGATTGGTGTCGTCAAGCGCTGTATCCCACACGTTATAGGTTCCGTGTGGTGGTGGTTCCAAGCCGTATGTCGGTTCGCCTTGCGGATAGTTGCATCCCGTAGCACGTACGCGCACCAACTTGATACCGGCCGCGACCACCGCGCTGCACCAATCACTGTACGTCACGAATGTCCCGCTGTTGAACGGATTCTCTAGTGTATCCGCAGGGAACGGCCCGCCACGAACGTGGTTTGTGCTTTTCTGCAGGATGTCATTCGCATTGATGTATCCGCTGTAGCCCGGATAGAGCCCGTAACCCGGGTACTGTTCGACGACGTATACCACTAGCTCACCTCAATCTGCTCGTGTAATCGGGGCGGCTTACGTCGCAATTTCAATCGACGAGGATGCAGCTTGTTGTATCTGTCCAGAAGCCGCTGCGTCTCATTCACATTATGAACACAACCGAAATAGAACGCGCCTGGGCGCAGATCGCTTTGCCAGTCATCTCTACGCGAGACGCGAAAGTCCCCGGTCCACGTCGTCTCATTCTCTGGGCTGCACCGGACAACCTTTCCGTCCACCGTGATCGCGGTTCCGTAATGTCGGCACAAACGCCTGGCCTCGGCCCAACGCACCGTCTCGTCGGACGTGCCATCTGGCATCCATAGTAAGATAGAATAGGGGTTTGGATAGCCCTTGAGCGGTTTATCCAGCTTGCGCGCGTAGAGCGACTTGTGTGCCAGCTTGATCATCGCCGAGGTCTCTTCAACCTCGCCGGCACGCACTACGACCGTGAGCCACGGTTCGCCGCGCTGATCGCCAAGGTCGAACTGGGGATAGTCCTGCTGATTCATGATGCAGCGCATCTCGTACACGCTGCCATACTCCCAGGGAGAGAGCCCCGTCTGTCTCCGGATCCTCGCCCACGAGCCTGCCTTGCGCCTGTACGGATGCACCCCACCGCCGACGTGTTTGCCCTTATAGAACGGTAGCTTACACCCGCACGTCACGACGTGGATAACCTTGCCTGCCTCCAACCACTTGTACATCATGCGGTTATCGTCCGCGCCCCAACCAGGTAAGCCGAACGGCCCCTCCTCACAGAAGCGGAATCCGTCGAAAGCATCTTTATAGAATAGCCCGTACCCGGTATGGGACAAGCACCGATTCTGATAGGCCCGCTCGATCCAGTCCGGCCAGCGCACCCAAGCCTCGTCTTCGTCGATACGCATATCGGGGATCTCAACCCCAATCCCGATCAGGCCTGGGCGGGGGCTGAGATAGTCGAGCATCTTTTCCACGCCGCCGTGGAGTGGCACCACACCGCCGTCGAGCATCAGTACGTGGCTATACCCGCCGTCACATTCTGCCGCATTCAATCCGGCATTGCGCCCTGGGCCAGCGCCCGTGTTCTCTCGATGAATCACCGTCAAGCCGCTCTGTTCATTCAGCCAGGCCATTGTGCCGTCGTGGCTGCCATTGTTGACGATTATGATCTCGTCAACCGGCTCCTTGTCCAGTACGTCGAGCTGACGCTTCAGAACGTCGCAGTTGTCCAACGTCGTGATGACCGCCTTGACCACATAGCTTTTGGTCAGCAGCGGGGCCTCTGGCCACTGGTAGCCATAGTCAGAGGCAATGTCCTGCAACATCGTGCGCACGCCATCGTCATGAAGCATATTCGGATGAAAGACGGTTTGATATTGCGCGTGCTTGTTGTGTTTTCGGTTGAGGTACAGCGCATCACGCGGCTTGACTGTATCCAGCAGGCCCTGCTTGTGGAGAATCTCAACCAACTCGACCGGATCACGCGCAATATCAAACCGCACGTGCGCCCGGTCCTCGCATGCATACTCAATCATGTGATTCCACACTACATAGCGGTAGGCGTACCGATCGAGAGGGTACTCGTACTCGGCAACCTCGGGGAAACGCTTTTCAAAAAAGTGCCAGTAGATGGGTGAGAGATGTGTCGGCTCACGTATCCAGCTTTCCATCACCTGCTTGGGGTGACGAATCAGATGGATAACAAATGCCTCAGCCAAGGGCGCCGTGTACAGCCACGGCGCGGCCAGCCAACTCGATTCGCCTCGCACGCGCAGGCGCACCTTGAGTCGCTCTAGAGAGGCAAGATAGCCCCAGTAGGAGAACACATCCTCGTGCCCTGTCTCAATGCCGGCAGTGGTCAAGAGCCGGGCGACCATGCCTGTTCCACAGCGGCCTGTTCCTGTCGCTATCACGTCGATCTTACGCATTTGGCGGAGGCTCCTTGGTTGTCTCATTCGGCCACCATGGACCGGGATGTCCCTCCAATGGATCAAGGTAGAGCAATGGTTCAAACTTGCACCACCCCTGACGCAGGCTCCATTCTTTACGCATCTGCGTTCTGGCCCACAGCGCCCGGTTGTGGAGGGTCAACTCGGTGATCAGCCGCTTGCCCTCGATCTTCCACTGCGCGATCTCGCGCTGCCGGTGTTTCGGCTTCCATTTGCGCTGAATCTCCATTGAGCCAAAATCGAAATAGATCGCATAGTCCTTGAATTTCTCCAAGTGCACGCGCAGGTCAAAGTTCAGGGCAAGCAAATTTCCGCCCAGCACTGCGGCCTCGATCACTGTAAGCCCACACGTCTCCGAGATGGATGGATGTGCATAGACGTTGGTCAGGTAGAATAGCTCGCCGACCACGCGTGGGTCGACGCCGGCGACAAAGCGGTCGTCGATCTCGGACGCAAAGTGCAGCCACGAGCGGATATTCAACTTCTCGGCCAAGTCACAGCAATATCGCTTGTACTCCATAAACTCTTCGCCGAGGCTCTGCCAATCGACGCCGATCAAGCAGCCCGTATAACCAGAATCCTTGACGCCAGCCAGCAACATAATGATCTTGTGGATCTGCTTGGAACGCCCCATCCGTGCCGGGTAGATCATCCCGACGTCGGCCTCCAACAGGCCGGTCGCACGCGCGATCTTGAGCGTCTCTGGTCGAAACTGCCACTTGTGCAGCAGATCCACGGCGTGGGCGGAATCACAGCACACCGAGCGCCAGGGCTCGCCGGCCAGGCGATAGGACCGGTCTACGTATGCCTTCTCTGAGTAGTTTGGATAGACAAAGTATCCCGGCGCAGCCAGCCCCCGGCACATCTCTGGGTAGGTCATTGGTGTGACCTGGGTCGGCGTGGAATGCACCCAGTGCAGCCATACCAGACCCGGCAGCCGCTGGGCCACGCGTCGCATAGCGACGTTGTGTTCGTGGTACACGTCGAGCAGTACAATGTCGTGCGTGATGCACACGTTCACATCCTGGAGATTCTCATAGAGAACCTCTTCAATCTGGGCGACGCGCTTCTCAAAATCATCAGCTATGCCCTGCACGAGGTGCAGGGGAGGGATCACCGGACGGAGATCGATTTTGGCCCGGTCCCACACACCCGGGGGGGACGCAGTCTGGAATGGGACCAATGTGTCTGGCCCAGACGTCTGGCGAACCGGCATACCCTCTTGCACCAGCACACGCACCGGGTTGTAGCCATGCTCCATCAGCATGCGGATTTGGTTGGTCGCAACTGTGACAATGCTGTAGCCGGTATCCGTCGTATAAAATGTGGTCAGGAGAGCAACTTGTGGCCTTGACTTTCGACGTCTAACTTGTATCTGCATACAATCTTCCTAGTTGATCGTGACCTCTTCGGCCACGCGCGCCGCCGGCGCGATGTAGAGTGTTCCAGCCACAGCATGTGCCAGGCCCGGGGCAAAGTGAACAGAGCGCAGCTCTCCACGAACAATCGCGTTTTCTAGCTGTGCATGTCCATCGTCGTCCAAGCGCCAGCCCTGCCGCGCATCCACGTGCTCCGAACTACGAATATGACTGCTCCACGCCACCAAGCCAACCTCGCCCGTATCCGGCACGCTACTGAATGCAAATCGCCCGCCAGCCTCACTTCGCCCCACCCACGCGCCGTCACTGGCCTGCAGGCCCTCCGCAAAGCCAATGGTCTTGGTTAGTGTCTTGCCCCATGCGGGCGCATATGGATTGGCTCCGGCAACCTGTATTTCGCCTTCCTCATCCGGACCGGGCGACAATTTCCAATCAGAACCATCAGGAGAGGCAATCGTATCATTCTCTCCACTGGGTGAGAGTAGCTCATCCAGATTGACCACTGCAAGGTCTCGCTCGACCCCGTTCTCGTCGAGTGCGTACAGGTGTCCGTTCTCCAGCGCATAGACTCTGACGCTGCCCACGCGTGGCGTGCTGGGTCGCTCAATCACCGCAAACTGCAACAAGTCGCCCAAATCGATCTGCCCATCCACGGCCCCGCCGGCTGTGGACAGCACATACGCAAACATCTGCCTGAGACGCTCAAGCTCAGCTCTCAGATCAGCGATATTCTGTTCGGCCTGCGAGAGTTGCTGTTTTTGCATGATCTACTCATAGAACGGATAGATAGTCCGGAAGAGCGCGTGTGCCTGAATAGACGTCGAGTCGCCGGGCACATGCTGGTCTTTGATCTCATGTACTTCAAAATGTGAAATGCGCGTACCTTCGTTTGAGACCGAAAGGCCGCATTTACTACCCGTATGTGTTGAATCTGTGGTCTCACAAACCAATGTCTCAGGGCGGAACAGGTCCTCCTTGGTCCGGCTGACAAACAGGTACAGATTGCCTCCGTGAGCAATCGCACCAATCCAGAACCATTGACGAGAGGGAACCTGATACACAACAGTATCCAAATCTGTAGCAAAACTCGCCGTGTGCTCTTGGATCGTCACAACAGGCTGGGAAAAGGAAAACAAGTACCCGTCTTCGCTGCCATAGGTCAGATCGCTGGCTCTCAACCAGATGCCAGCATGCATAAATGAGGCATTGTCCACCCATACTTTGGCCCATGCCATCATATCGGTGAACCCCAACGCCGACGCCCACTCTAGCGGCACAGGAATGACGTCCGCTTGCATTTCGCCAAACTCTTCGACTGAGTAATAGTAGGTCTCGCCGCTCTGTGTAGCAATATGCCCTCGCGTGACGGCATCGCCATTCCAAGCTATACCTGTCTCATTGAACTCACCTGCATCATCTGGATCCGCCTTACAGGCCCGTAGGTCGTCCAAATAGAGCACATGCTGTGATCCGCTTGTATACGTGCCAATGATTCGCACACTCTGGATGTTGGACCAACTCGGTGTCTCATGTTCGCTGAAACTAGACAACGTTGCCTTTAGAATCTGCCAGGGACCTGCTTTGATGGTGGGCGAAAACGTGTAGCTGAAATAGGAATCGTCAGAGCTATACAATCTCAGCTCTACAGACAGCGCTGAGGGTAGAGAATAGTACGCAAGATTGCACGCCAGGGCGATGTAATCTCCTGACTCGAACGCTCCCAGATTGATCGGCGTGGGTAGCGTACCAACCATATCGCCCGCGCCGCCAGAAAACGTCATTGATTGCGACGCAGCTCCATCCTGACAAATATACTCGTACGCGTCTGTGTTTGCCGTCGAGCCGATCCACGATTCGTCGCCCTCGAATATGGCAATTTGTTCCCAGAAATGGTCATAGTCTTCAAACGTCTCTTTGATGGTTGTAGCCTTGTAGCGATGCCACATTACATCAAGCCGATTGTTTTGACCCGGCAAAAACGCCGGCACATTGCCATACGCGGACACGAGATGAGTCATTTTATTGCTGCCATCGATGACGTGCAGCACCTCGCTGTCCGAGAGATGTTCGAGCAGCAGCGTTTCGCTGTCTGACACTCCCTCTCCTAAAGGTAGAAACGCCTCGATCGCGGCTTCATCTGTGTAGAGCAATTTGACGCCATCGATGTCTAGCTTGGACGTACCGCGCTTGCGCTTGACGTACACATCGACGTAGAGATTGATGTCCTCCACATCGCTCATCTCGGTGTCAGGCAGATCAAATTCGCCAAGCAGACGCGCCTCCCATTGATGCGTCTGCGACACACGCTTGATAGAGCCATAGCTAACCTGGGCGCCGTAGGGCCAGCCGTAGCGAATGTCCCAGTCCAACTCACTATGCGCATTGCTGCGCGTGATAACGGCGACTGCCGCGCGCCCCCGGTGATCGCTCCAATTGGAGAGGGTAAAACGTCGCCCGTACTCGGTCTCATTGTGCTCCGGCACACAGCGCATGTAGCTGCCGCCGCAGCGATCGGCGTCGACGACCGTTGACCAGGCACTGGATGTATTGATGTACGCACTGTCAGATGAAGGGTAGGTCGTCGCCAAGTTGTCGAGGCCTTCTGTTCGTCGAGCCAGCCAGAACCGCTCAATAGAGGCCGCACCTCCAGCGCTTGGCGTGACTTGGTAGCGCATCAGCGCAGGCAGGCTGCCTTTAATGTCGTCGCCGTCGACGGTGACATAATCCTGACTACCGTCCCCCACATTGTGCAGCGTGGTCGCGGACAGCACCTCGACCAGGCTGTCCGGGTCACTGGTCGCTATAGGCCACGTGCGCAGCGTGACGTCCACCTCTAGCCGAAACAATCCGCTGCTGTTCGCGCCACGATCCGGGCGATTCTTGGCGCGCTGCCTCAGCGCCGGCACCGGACTTTGCACGTAATGGTAAAACGTCGAGCGCGTCCCCGCCGCCGCCCCTTCCGGTTTGTATTCAAGCGTTCCACCTGCCACATTGCGCACGGCAAGCTGGAACGCTTCCAGCTTACCCATCATCCCCGCCCACGTCGCGCTGCTGATAATTGCCGTGAACGTCACATCTGCCAGGTTCGATGTCTCGTCGACAGCGACAGGAAACTCGCCCCCCTCTCCGCCGTAAACGACCTCGATTCGCTTCTCTTCGCTAAAACGCAGCGTTCCAACGTTGACGGTATAGCCCTCGCTCGCGCCGGTCTGCAAGGACAGATCAAACGTGATGTCGTCGCGCCCGTCTGGGTGGAGGATCAGGGTTGTATTGCTTCCACTCACGATTTCACCTTTGGATCATAATCCAAATGCATCAAGCGGCCCTCGATGCGTGCTACGGTCTCGCTGATCGCCTCTTCTCGCAGCGCCAACCGTTCCAGCACGCGCGCGGTCTGCTCATTGCTCTCTGCCATCTTTTCGATAGCCCGTGTCATGCTCGACCGCACGTACCACACAGGCGCACCGTCCTCATCCACACGGCTGTGCCACTCGTGCAAATCGCCGATCTGCGCTTCTATCTTGCGCAAATCGACATCACTCGGCACACAGCGCCGCGGCGCCTTGCTTTCGGCCTCCTCTGGAGCAGACTGTCCCACGGTTGTGTCGTGAGAGCCCTTGTCTATCAGAGGAGAGACCATTTTCCATACTCGTTCCAGCAACAAGATCACCGCGATCAATCCGCCTACAAACCCGCCAATTTGAAGCAGTTCAGGGTCCATTGAATCCTCGATGTAATTGCTACTATACCCCACCCGGGACAATGCTGTGCAACCCGGCGCTTTGCGTGACCTCGTCGAGCAGTTCGCGCAAGAACCCGCCGGCGTCGCGTCCATCGCGCACGTTCGGGAACGATTGCTCGCCAATCTGAATCACAACGACCGGGCTGTTCTCGAGCTGCCCGCCTGTAGTCGCCGACGCTGGTACAAGATCCGATATACCCAACTGAAAATTCAGCGCGCGCTGCATTGCCGGCAGCAATCCGGTCAGCCGCTTTACGTTCTCCGCTGCACCCGCAAACGTCATTTCAATCGGAGAGGGGGAATTGTGCTGTGCCCACTTTGGAAGCGTCCAGCCTTCAAACTTTTCTTTTAACCTGACGATGTAATCCAGCCAGTTTTTAGCCGACTGGGTCAGATTGTCGAATACAAGCAGCACTGGATCTAGGATATTCAATTTGGCGTTGCTCAACGCGTCTATCAATGTATTCCAGCTCTCGAGGAGCGTTGTGCCTAGCCATGAATCCAGTGCCTCGATTGCCTTGACAAAGTTGTCATTGATAAAAGTGACAATCTCGTCAAAGATGGGCTTGATGTCTTCCTCGACAAAATCCCACACATCTTGCAGTGCAGGAAGAAGCGTTTCGCTCCATGCTCCGGCCAGCAGTTCGGCGGCCTTGAGAACCGTGACTTCGAGCAGCTCGCGCAGGGCGTCGAAGAGGGGATGAAGATCCTCCTCAAGGAATCGCCTTCCTCGTTCCCACATCGGAATCAGCGTCTCATCCCACACGGTTTGCAGTGTGGCGATTCCTTCGGGTATCTTTGTCTCCAGGAACTCGAGCAACGTGCCCAGGATCGGAACTTCTTTGAGGTCTTCCCACCATTCGCCGAACTTTTGGGCGACCAAGCGTTTGCCCTCGTCGAACCAAGTCGCGATCTTTGTCTTGGCCGTGTTCAGGTATCCCTGTGCCTTTTGAGGCAGCGTAGAGAAAAAGCCCTCGACCTCTCCACGAATTCCCTGAAACTCTTCAGAGAACCCGCCGAACTCGAGATCTAGTCCAACCTTGGCCCCCTCGCCGCCAACCTGGAGGTTACTCAACGCGGACAGCGCATCGCTGACGCCGCTGACCTTGTCGGCCAGCTCAGACATCGCGTCAACCATCTCGCGTTGGATGTCTGCCCCATCCTGGAGCGCCGCCAGGTATTCCTGCTGCCACGAAACTGCATCCTCAGCGGCCTGGGCCTCTCCCTCGGCAGATTCCAACTTTTGGCGCAGTGCGTCAGGAATAAACCCCGCCGCTTCAGCATCGGCGACCTCGGACTGCACTGCCTGGAGGTTCTTCATCGCCTTCTGATGTTCGAGCGTCAAGCGAATATACTTGGTGTATTCTTCGCCGCCCTCGCCCAGGCGTTCGGCAATTCCAGAGAGCACTTCCTCGTTGACCTGGCCTGTCTCTCGGAATCCGGCGATTACCTGGGCCACCTCTGCGCGCACCTCGCGGAACGTGCCGAGCATTTCGTCCTGGTCCATATCGCCCAATGAGACCGCCGTCTCCAGCGCCGACCGGATCGGGGCCAGCGTGTCGCGCAAGATGCCAAAATCCGCAAGCGCGAACGACTGGAGGTACGTGTCCATCAGGTTCTTGCCCCACTTGACGATGGAGGCAAGCGGACCTTCTTTCGGCGGTGAGAACGAGGCGAGGAAACGAGAGATCATCGTGCCGATGAACGTCACGGCTTGCTTGAGCACTGTCCGGCCGGCATTGACGATGCCCTGTCCGAACGATACGATCAAGTTCCAGCCCCACTGAAGCGCACCTTTGACATGCTTGCGCCACACGAGCACGATCATGGTCACGACGTTGAGCGCGGCGTCGCGCAGAGGGACCATCGCCTGATCGGCGCGACCCTCGAGGAGCAGTCGTAGAGATTCGAGTAGAGACTGAAACGTGCTCAGCACGACCGCGGCGGCATCGTTGATCGTGAGCAGAAACTCGCGGATACCGACCCCGCCCTGGAACAGACCGCGCAGTCGGGCAAAGAAGGGCTCAATCGTGTTGCGCACGAGACCCTGGAAGGTCTCTTTCAGCGCCGCAAAAGACTGCTTGATCTGGTTGGCCCAGAACCGGATCGTCTGCATGATCTGATCGAGCGTGGGCTTGACGTAGGCAATCACGCCCTCGACCGTGGTGCGCAGTCCGCCCCAGTCTTCTTTCCACCCGCGCGCAAGCATCTTGCCCACGGCAGCCAGGGCGACAATCGCCGCCACGACCCCCGCAATGATCGGAAGGATCGGCCCCAGGCTAGCCGCGCCCGAGATACCCAGCATCTTGAGCCCGGCGCTCACCGACCCAAGCATCGCCTTCAACTTGGGCAGCATGCCGATGACCGTGATCACCGGCCCAGCCACCGCGCCCAGCCCAGCGCCTGCCACGGCGATGCTCGCCACGGCTCGCTTGATCGGTTCAGGGATACGATCCCACAGCCCGATCAGCGACGTCAGCAGGTCAGCCATCCTGCCAGCAGCCGGGGCAAACAGCTTTTTGATGTCGTTGCCCATGTTGCGAATACTGGCCCGCGCGCGTGCGATCTTGGTCGCATTCGTCTCAGTAACTTCGCCAAAGAATTCGCTCTGACGTGCAGCCGCTTCTCTGGTGGCCGTCAGGATCGCAAGCTGTTGTTGCTCGCGTGAAAGTTGGTTTGCCTCCACGCCAATGCTCTTAGCATAACGTTCCTTAGCCTCGGCCTCAGAGACGATCAGGCCCAGATCGTCCAAGCGCGCGGCGGACCCACGCGCCAGGCCCAGCGCCAACTGCTCATAGAGTTCAGAAAAGCCCTTGCCAGTTGCCTCTGCAGCCGTCGCCACAGAGTTGAGCATCCAGCCCATTTCTTTCATCGGGTCGATGCCGGCCAGGGCCAAGGCGTTGGCTTTGCTCATCAACTCGGCTTCGTCTACGACACCCCGGCTGGCTTCCTGCCAATCTCCGAGCATCTCACCAGCATTCTTGCCGAATGCCTTGGTCATGCGCGCGAACTTGCGCTCGATGCCCTCGAGGGCGGCGCCGCCCTCGCCCAACTTGAACATCGCAGCAAGGCCTGATGCCGAGGTCGCCGTCAATGCAGCGCCGAATGTGGCCAGTCGCTTTTGCATTTTACTCAGCGTAGCCTCGCCGCTCGCGGACTTGCCTATAATTTCAAAGACGATTTTTTCAATGTTGCCAAAAGACATCTTTGATGTCCTGCTCCTCTATTGCGTTAGGATCATAATTCGTATATCTACCGAGTCTGTTTGCGTACTCAAACCGTTCTCGAAATTCCGATGAGCCACTCAACTGCGCCGGCTCAGATTCATCTGTCACATCGTCAAACGAAGGCAGGTCAGGCAGCCGCTTTGCCTTCTTGGACAACATCGGCGCCAGCGCGCGCGACATGCCTACTTCTATCGACGAGACCTGCGCCATTCGATCGTTCCACTTGGCCCGCGCTACATATTCGTATTGCGAAAGCAGCCAGCTACCGGACCGAGCATAGATGTATTCATCGGTGAGGCCACGGTAACTGGCTACGTCAAAGACCAGAGCGTCGATCAGTTTGAGGGCACGCTGAAACTGCCCCGCAAGCGTTACAGTGTCATGCCTCCCAGCAGCCCGTCCACGCTGCCCAAACCGGCGAAAAAATGGGAGATACTATCCCGCAGGTCCTGAGACTGGCTGAGGTTGAGAAAAAACGCTTTGACCAAGGGAGCCAGTTCCAATTCAATCGAGTTCAGCCACTTTCGTCCCGCTTTGATGTCGTCAAACTGGAGCACGGCAGCGCCCAACCAGACTAGGTCAGACTCGCTCAGTGCAGCGATCGTGCCAAAGAGCACCACACGGTTGGACAGCGACGGATTGCGGGTCACGGCTTGCAGCGAGCGCTGCGCAACCTTTTCGCCCCGCACGGCCAGCCCGCCGAGCACCTTTAGAATCTGAATGATCGTGCCGAGTTTGGGCTCCTCGATGACGAACGTTCGCCCGGCCAGCGTGATCTCGTTCGACTCGTAGCCAGCAGGGGCTTCCGTTTCGTCCAGAACGGCGGTTTCCTTTTCGAATTCCTCCTCCACGATGGTTTCCAGCAAAACCGACTCTTCCCCTTCATTGAACTCCATCTCGTCGTCTACCTGGCTCATGCTCATGAAGCCTCGTCCTCTTCAAAGATAAATCCATACGGTCCATGGTGATCGGCCAGGGTCGTGTCGGCCCGCAGCTTGAACGACGTCGGCAGTCCGGTCGCCTCGGTGCGTTGGATATTGAGTTCGGCGTCCACGTTGGGCACGGCCTTGCGGAACGCAAAAACCCGCATCAGGCCGGTCTTGGCATCCTCCTGGATCACATAGAGTTCGCGTTCCGTCCACGACGCCGGCGCGTTGAGAGGCAGCCGAGCCTGGTCGACCACAGACCCGGTTACACCCACCGGTGCGGGCGTGCCCCACACGATTTGCAGCACGTCGACCGTAGAATCGAGCAACGTCGTGCCCATCTCCATCGTGGTCGAACCTGGCTCACCTTCATCAAGGTTATAGTTTTTCTGATCGATCGATATGCCGTCCTCAGACTCGGTCGCGCGTCTGATGGTCACACCGTCCTCAGTCGTAGGCGCGAGCGCAGTCAAACCTGCCGCCAGGGCATAGGTCGTCGGATTGATCACCGATTCGAGCTCGCCCGGAAACGACGCCAAGTTCCCGTAGGCCAGATACGACGCGCCTTTCCAAACATCATCACGGTCGATTGTAATTTGAGATACCAGTCCCATCTCTATCTACCTCCCGCCGAACTGTCTCGCAAACACAGCCTCGGCGCGTGTTGCCCGGCTTCGCCTACGCCGGGCCTTGACGATTTGCTTGAGCGCTGCCAGATACTCGTTCACGGTCAGGCCATCCGGCAGCAGCGGCACGACCCATTCCTGAAACGAAACGTCGTCAGGGGACTTGTCTATGCGCACGACGGTCACGTGTTGTTCGGACGAGAATGACGTGATCAGCGCCTTGATCCACACCGCTTTGTCGAAATAGACCCGGCACCCGTCCGGATCGCAAAAGAACTCTGTGTCGTCGACCTCGCTCTTGCGCCGGATATAGAGTGCTTGGCATGGTGACCGCGTTGTCTTTCGCTTGCGTTGGCGGGTCATCTGCGTCGGACTCCTGTCCCAGCACGAACGATCTCGAGGCCGAACTCACGGAATTGTCGCTGTGCATCCGGTCGCCAGCGATGCAAAGCACGATCCGGGAATGGATTAGCCGCAGTACCTGGATGTTGCACGCTCCAAAAATGATACAGGCCGGCTCCGTTTGGACCATTCTCCCAATAGAAAGAGAGCGGATACCCCTTGGCAAGCTGGGCAGCTGCGCCACCGGTCGGGATCTCGTGCGGCGACGTGCCCTTGGTTATCAGGTTCCACAAGGACAGTCCATCGCCCACGATGGCCGTCGAGTGAATCTCGAACTGATCCCAATGTCCACCCTTGTTGCGCACGGGCTGACGAACCTGGATGCCTTCTGAAAACTCGCCCGACTGCTTTGGCGCTTCTTCTACCAGCTTGTCGCGCAGGTCCTCGGCAAGCCGGCGCGCCAAAGCAAGTCGGCCGGCAGCCACCTGGCGCTGCTTCATATCCAAGCGACGAGCTACCGCGGACGCACTTTGCCCCCGGCGTTGGCGTATAGTTAGGCCGATAAAGTGTACTCTGGACATCAGTCCTCCAGATATTGTGTAATCTGGATCATTCTCAGATAATCGACGTCGTCCTCGTTCTGCTGGTCGCCAGACACGCCGTCGTTCAGATGCACCACGTTCTCGGAAAAGATACGCACCGCCGGCTTTTGATCGCGCTGCTGTCGACCGGCGATTTCCGGGTTAGCCTGCAACACGTCAACGATGGCCTCGCCATAGCGGTGGCAGAGATCGACAACCTCGTCTTCCGTGTCCGCGACCACCCACGCGGTATAGATCAACTGGTACGTGGCGTTCTGCGCAGCCAGCCGACCCGCCTGGCCCTGCGGGTCCATCCGTTCCACGATGGTCAGGATATACGGATAGTACGCGCTGGGCAGCTCCAGCATAAACGCACGATAACCCCGACTCCAGTTTTCAGGCTCAGGCAGCGTCAGCGCGTCGATCTCTTCCCAACGCACCTCGACCGTATCCAGTGCATCGCCGAGATTGTCTTGCAGCAGCGTCTCCGCCGCCCGCTCGACTGTCTCCCCTTCGTACCCATCGCGATAGCTCACGGCAGCCCCCTGGCCAGCGCCCTGGTCGTCGCATCCAGCATTGCGCCTTCGTGCGATACCACCGGCACGCCCACCGGCGACGCGCTTTTGCCGATCAACGCTTCCACCTCGGGCCACGCCTGCGCGCACTCGGCCTCGAGCTCTGCCTTGAGGCCATCCAGCATTTGCAGCAGGTCATAGTTGGACAGTGTGTCCCCTGCCCGGTTGTTTTTGGAACGATAGCGATTGATCGCGCACCATTCCCGTCCAATCGGAATCAGCCGCACGGTCGCCTTGTCCACGATCCACTCGGCAACGATGTCCGGAATATCGGCCTCTGCCGGCACCGTCGCCGTGCCATAGGCGTCACGCTTGGCCGCCGCAATTGCCGCCGCCTTGATCGTCACATAGTCGATCCCGGTGTCAGCTTCGAGTAGCGCCTCGGTACTGGGCCAGTTATTCGTGACGTACTGGCTGATGTCGATGGACACACTGCGCCTTTCCCGTTAGGAACCTAAACCGAATAGATGACTATCCTACGGCTCAATGTCCGCGTACACGAACGCCGCAGGATAGTTCATTTGCGGCAAACGGCTGGTCTGTACGCGCACGTTCTCAGTTACAGCCTCGGCATTGATATAGGTCTCGGCCAGCGCGCCGGGATTCTCGGCTACGACGATCTGTCCGTTGACCACACGGGCGACCGGACCGTCCTTCATTTCCATAATCGGCACACCTGCGACCGTATCCGGCCCGGTAAAGAGCACGTGCCCGGTATCCAGGAAGTAGTTGCGCGTGTCGACTTGGTCAGCCGAGGTGATATAGAACCCGTTCTCGATCCGGATCTCGCCGATGCCGAGAATCTCGACCACTTCGGACATCTTGGGCGTGATGACGCGTGGGTCCGTACCCGAAAGTTCGTTCTTGATCCCCGTGTTCTTTTTCAGGTATCGCCAGACCCCGGTTCGGCAGTACATTGCAATCTCAGACTGGTCGACGCCCAGGTCATCGGCGATCAACTTGGACCAGTTGTACACGTCCTCGATGACGTCCGTGTCCGCCGCGCTCCAGGCTGCCGCGGCAGTCGGCTGGTGGGTCGACGTGAACCAACTGTTTTGCTCGTCGCCGTCCAGATCATAGTTCACCGCGATGGTCGTGCCGTTAAGATACGCAACCGACAGGTTGTCCTTGGCGGCTTCCCACGCCATCCACTTGGTCCGGTTTACGTTGCGCCGTCGCAGGCGCAGCGCCTTGCGTAGCAGGTCTTCAGCCGCAGACCGGGCGATCGCCTCGTCCGGACTGTGCAGGTTGATCATGTCGCTCGCCTTGAGGATGTCCTTTTCAGCGATCAGGAAGAGCTCCATAAAGAGTTCGGTCTGATCGCCGGACCCCGACACGACCGGCGTATCGGCGTTGTCCGCCTTGAAACTGGCGAGGCCCGCGCCGTCGATGTGTCGCACGCGGAGTTTGATCCGGCGTGACATCGTCGTCGACAACGGGGCGAACGGAACGTCGTAAATCTCGCTCTCGTTGATCCGTCGCTCCACGACCCGCGTCAGGACGTGCGCGTCCTTGATGTCGACTGGCGACAGATAGTAGTCATTGGTTGCCATGATGCTTTTCCTCCGTATAGCTGTCTAGCCGCCTGGCGACCTAGTCGTCGAAGACGCACGAAGGGAAGTACGTCTTGAGGTTGGTCAGAGACGTGCCGTGCAGCGAGTACCCGCCCATCGTCAATTCGCTCTTGTCGAACACGCATTGGGCATAGAGACCTGCCACCGCACGATCTCCCAACGTCACGTCGTGCGCTTCCCAGGTGAATACGACCTCGCCCTCGGCCGGTGTCTGTCGGCCATCGGTCGCGGTCTTGAGATAAGGACCGTATTTGCCCGCGCCCGTCCCCGTGTCGATCTTGACCAGAAACGTGCCGGGACTCAAGCGCCGGCGGCTCTTGGTGTCCGCGACTACGGTGCTGGCATAGATGAGCACGGTCGTTTTGCGCTCGTTTCCGACCACGCTCTTGAGCGGGCTTTTGTTGGCCCAGGTGTTGGTTTCATAGTACGGCTGTGCCATGGTGCTTTTCCTCCGTTCAGAATTCTCTGAGCCCGCTACCCGCCGAGGCTCTTGTCAAATGCGTCGATCGCCTCGTCCGGCAAAGCGCGCGCCGTTTCGGCGTCAATCGGCGCGGTTCGGTGACCTGGCTCTCGCCCTGGCCCGCTCACGTCCGCCATCGACCGATCTGGACGCACCGGCGCGTTCAGCGAAAAACGCGCTTCCTTGGGCAGCGCGTTGACGATTGCCAGCACGATACCGTCGACCGGCGACGTACCGTCATCCGCGATGTCAAAGCCCAACCCATCGGGCTGCAGCGCGGCCTGGACGGCCTGCACGACCACCGGATAGTGGCGCGTTCCCTCGATTACCGTGACGTCGTCGCGCTGCACGCGACCTTCCATCGCGGCCACGATGCTGGAGACCTCAAGCCCTCGCGCTTTGGCTCGAAGCTGTACTTGGCGCTCCAGCGCCCCGTCCAGCGCAAACCCTTGTGCTCGCAGCACTCTGGCTTGTTCGAGCAATACGACGTCCTCCGGGCTCAGCGCGGGAGTCTGGTCTCGATTCTGCTCCTTAGTCATAAGTTCCTCCCTATACTGCGTGAATTGGACCCCGGAGAACGAAGCCGCCACCGCGGTCGGCGCGACCCCGAACCCTTGCAGGTCCGGCAACTGTGGATAGTTGGTCAAAAGCAAGTGGACGAGCGCCCACGGCCAAACCGTATCTGGATGGCTGCGGTCGTGAAAGTCAGCCCAGATGTACACGCTGCAATCGCGGATCAGCCCCTTATCGAGCTGTTCTCGCGTATCCTCGTCGCGTACATCCAAGCCGCCATACAGGTGCTGGCCCACCTTGACCAACCTGTCAACAAAACCGACCGTTTCACTGGCCGGCACAATCCCATCCGTCTCTACATGATGCGTGCTCGCCGTAATCGCGACGTGGTTGAGCGCGCGCCCCTCGAACGCTTCGTACATAGCGTCGATCATCGACTGGTCGACGGCTAAAGATGTGCCTGTCTGTGGCCGGAACGTCGTCGAGACGCGAAAGATTTCCTTCCAGATCAGGCCGTTGTCGTCCGCGCCAATATCCGCGGGCAGCGAGACCGGGTCGCGCAGCGCCATGCTGAACACGCGGGGTGTGCCGCCCATGTCGGCAGCAAGAGAGGTATCCTCTGGCTGTGCCACTGGCTGCCAGACGCGCATCACCTCTTGTAGTTCTCCGAACGAGACCTCGTTCGCGTCGTCGATGATGTAGGGCAATTTGTGATAGCGCTCGCCGAGCTGGATGATGCAGTAATCCACGAACACGTCAGTCAGCCATGGATAGCGATAGGACCCGTCCGGCATCGTGACGTGTGCGTTTTCCAATGCTTCGCACAGCAACCCGCGAATGTCCTCAAACGACACATCCTCGATGGCTGTGACAACCGATACGCCGCCGGCCAGCATAAACGTAGGTCGGTTCCGGGCTTGAGGTAGCCCAGCCTGCACTGACAGATTGACCCCCGTATCTTTGACCTCGCGGACCCACTCCTGTGCTTTGTCCTCGGTGAACGTGCCACGGCTGAACACGAATGCGACGATGGTCTCGTCTTCGTCGCTGTAGAGCGCCTGCACACCCTGCTCTAGCTCACTGTCCAACAAGCGAAGGTCGCCGTAAGACTCCAGGCTGGTTACTCCACTCGCCTCAACGACGATACTGCGTTCTTTCAACTGACCAAGGTTCACGTCTGCCAATGGTCTGCTCCTCAAACAAAAACAGGGGCCGGGACTGCGTCACAATTTCTGTGAACGCAATCCCGGCCCCTGTGGGACGGCTGGTGCGTCTATTCAATCTCGCCGTGTTTTCACGTCGTTTTAGACTATGGCTTCATTATACCATACGGTATAGTTCACTGTCAAGCCGGTTTAGAACCTTTGTTCTGTTTGGCTGGCTTTGCACGTGGCGCGGGCGCTTTATCTTCCTCGTCAATCATAGATGCGATCTTTTCCGGCTGGGCCACCGTCGCCACGCGTGTCACTTCCCAGTTATGTATCCAGACAATATAACATCCAAATCGAACCGCGCGCAGTTTGTCCAGTAACGCCTGAAAGGTATTTGATTTGCGAACGGTCACATTTGCGCCAAGCTGGCTCATAGGCATTCTCCTAATACTCGCCGGTCACCCCACGCCCCGGACTGACTGACATAGTAATTGTCCTGGATCTGGCTGACCATCCCCCGTCGTTGGTTGTAGAGCGGTCTCAGTCGAGCAATGTGTTTGTCTCTTGATTCGCCTCTGTGCCCCGAGCTATCGAGCGAGTTCTTGCGCTGGATATTGTGCAGATGGACCCGCAGATCCACCGCGCACTTGAACCCGCACACCGAGGCGCGATGCGCCATAAGCAGGTCCTCGAACCCATAAAGGTGGTCCTCAGCCAGCACATCAAAGTAGCCAGTCTCGTCCAAAAACCAGCCAGTGTGAATCACACAATGCCCGACCACCGGGAAATACTCGTGCCAGTACCCATGCGCCTGGATCAACCGGCCTTGATTGGAGGTCTCCAATTCCTCATACCAGGGAGAGGCAATAGCTATCCCTGGGTTTGTTTCCAGCAAGTTGCACAGGAACGGAATCCACCCCTCGGTTTCCAGCTCGACGTCGTTATCGACCTTGATAAAGTGCTGCCCTGGCTTGCGCCTGGCTAACACCTGGTTTAGCGCGCGCGGACATCCAATGTTTTCAGAATTGCAGATCCAGTCAATTGGCCAGCCTTCCACTGCAATGGCTTGTGTGACGGCCTCGCGTGTCCCATCAGTAGAACCATTGTCTACCCAGACGCACTCCGCCATAGACATCGCCCTGGTGCACGCCAGCGAGCGCAACGTTGCGAGAGTCTCGTGCTTGCGGTTGTAGCTGATCACAGAAAGCAGCGGTTTCATTTGGCCCCTCCTGAGATGTATCGATGCACCTGCTCGTGGTTGTTCTCTGTGCACCATTCATCTCCCTCACGGTAGTGCAAGCCAGCCAGGTTTTCGTCGACGAGCCACCTCCCGAAATATTTCCCAAAGTACTGCCGGCCACCTCGCTTGCGCCGAGCGCCGGCTCGGTCCAGACCCTGGGCGAGACTACGAAAGCAATAGTGCTTGCAGATCGGCATCAGCGGTCCGGCAACCTGCCACTGCCGCCAGTTCAGCCCCGGCAACTCTGGCGTCCGTTTGGGCACGTCAACCGGGTAGTAGTGGGCGTCGTTCCATTTCCAAATGAACGTCCCCATCTAGCCCCAGCTATACCATTGCCGGCGCTGCTGTACGCTGATCGTCTCGTCTTCGTTCAGCGCTCCCTCGCGCAAGTCCTGGAACGTCAACCAGAACTGAGGCACCCAACACCGGACCACGTTCGCGCCGGCTTCCTCTGCGGCATAGATCGCCGTGAGCGGATCGACGTCTATTCCATTCGGATCACAATACGAATCATAGATTTCGTCGGCATCAATCGACACGACCCAGTCCGGGCGGTGGGGCGCGGTCAGTTCGAGCAGCCGCCCGCGTAGCGTATAATCGTGAAACTCGTTGCCGGGGTCCCGTTCGCTCACAACCTGGAGCGTCTTGCCGGCTTGCCCGTGATACGTTTTCTGCAACATCCAGAGCAGTTGTAGTGTACTGTCTGTACTGCTCCCATCTAGAACGATCAGCGTGTCAACCCAACGAAAGGCTTCAGTAACCGTTTCCTCGATCACATCTTCCTCATTCCGAACGGGCATATGCGCGACGATTTTCATTTCAGCCTCCAACATGCATGAACGAGACGCTTTTCTCGATCAAATCGCGTGGCACGCCGTTCAAGTGATCGAGAAACGAAGACGGACCCTCTTTGTCGAAATCAGTGATCATGGGCGCGTACTCGATGCACAGCAAATCGCAAATCACCCGGCTATACTGATCCGGCATTCGCTTGACGTTGTTTCCCCCGGTCAAATCTTCGTACGACAACGTCAGGTCTGCCAGGCGACCACACCGGCGCATGTGCTCGGCGATCTCGCGCCGCTGCTCCGCATAGACGCGCGGCTCAAACTGAAACGTGGGAATCTCGCCTTTTGCCGCGCATTTCGGATGTTCCCCGCGCCACGTGTGCAATTGGCCCGAAAAATAGATCGCGAGCATATTTCGCCGAATCAGTTGAATCACCTTTACCTGTGGCTCCGCCATCCATTCGGCGATGGGGGCCGTGATCTGATTGTACTTGATGTCCACACAGATCCACGGAAACCCGCCGCCAGACACGCGGCTCAGACGCGCGTGCATCTTGTCGGCCGTGTTCGGTTCGCGCCGGCAAAAAATCTCGCCAGTATATTTGATCGCCGGATGGCTCTGCAGCCACGAGCCCAGCAGGTGCGATCCACTGCGTTGGTGCGCCATAAGAACGACGTAGGCCACTACCATCCCTCCTGAATGCACCGGATCACATACGCGACGTCGTTCTCGTCCAGGTGATTGTGCAGCGGGATCGAGATGTTGGTTTCCTCATATCGATCCGTGTTGGGCAGATCAGACCGGCGAGGGCCAAAGATCGAGTGCAGGTCGTTCCGAATGTGCACTACACTGACCTCGACGCCCTTATCGGCCATCATCCGGCAAAAATCGTCACGCCGCTCCACGTGCATCGTAAAGAGCCAGTTGGCGCTGACGCGATCCTCTCGGCTCTCAAACAACGTCACACCTGGCACGTCGGCTAGCTCCTCGCGGTACAACCGTGCGATCATTGCTCGCTCAGCCAACAGCCCCTGAATCTGATCCAAGTTTCCCAGTCCGATCGAGGCAGACACGTCGTTCATGTGCATCTTGTATCCGACCTCGGACTGATCCCAGAACGAATATCCGTCCAGCCGTGGCACACGGTTGACGCGGTCGATCCCAAACCAGCGCCGCCGGCGAGCCTCGTCATAATCCTGTTGGGTCCGCACGGCCAGAAGACCGCCGTCCCCACACGTGAGTTGCTTGATCGCCTGAAACGAGGTCATAAAGAAATCGCTAGTCAGCGCAACCGGCAACCCCTTGTACCGGGCGCCAAAGGCGTGCGCGCCGTCCTGGATTACCGGCAGACCGTGTCGATCCGCGACGGCTCGTATCTCGTCCAGAGAGCACGGATAGCCGGCCCAATGCACGCACATAACCGCCTTCGTGCGCTCCGTGATCCGATGCTCGACGTCGCTCGGATCGAGGTTTCCCGTCTCGTACTGGATGTCGGCAAAGACCGGCGTCGCAAACTGCTCCAAGATCGGCGTGTTTGTCGCCGTGCATGTCTGCGCGACCGTAATCACCTCGTCACCCGGCCCCACGTCACAGATTGCCAGCGCCAGACGCAGCGCTGCCGTGCCAGAGTTCAGCGCCACGCAATACGGAACCTCCAGCGCATCTTTGAGCTGCTCCTCAAACTCTTTGACCTTTGGCCCCTCGCCGATCCACAACCGTCCATCCTCGTGGACAGTCGTCAACGTCTGGTATGCGTTCAACGCCGCCTGCGGCGAGACGTACGGCGCGAACATTTGGATTTTCTTCACTCGACCTCCCTACTGGGCACCGCTTTTCGTTCCCCGGCCTCCGCCACCAGCTTGGTATTCATTCGCTGCATATGGAGCATTTCCTCCTCAACTGTCGTTCGATCCGGGGTGAGAAATGGCTCCCATATCCGCGCAAATCGCGCCACATTTTTCGTGCGTAACGCGTCCCACTCAGTCCGCCCGCCGCCTTGCCATTGATAGTCGGTAGACTTCATCGCTGACGATGCATAGTGGAGCACGCCGGCGTCGATCTGCCACACGCGATAGCCCCACGACCGAACGCGAAACGACAGGTCTTGATCGTGCCCGTCGTAAATCTCAAACCCCTCGTCAAAGCGGAGCCCCCGGGCCAGCAGCTCAGGGCGGAGATACGCGCATGCAAAATCAATGCTCTCTCCCTCCATAAATCCGCTAGGATGCTTGTGCTGCTTGTCGTGCACGTACCAGCGCCCATTCGGATTATGGTACACCGGACAAGGCGGCCCCTCCGGGCTTTTAGCCCCGCCGACGATTCCCACCTCTGGCCTGGTCTGTGCAAAATCGATCAAATTGGTCAACCAGCCCTGTTGGACTACCGTGTCTGCGTCGAGCAAGACGACCTGATACGGACCGTTCTCCAGTTGATCGATTTGATCCAGGGCCTGGTTCTGTGCTACCGGTAACCCACGGTTCGTGGAATTCTCAATGAACGCTGCGATCTCGACCTGTCCTAGAGCGCGGCATACTTCCATTTGGTCCAGGTAACCCTCGATGCACGCCCGCTCTTCCGATCCGTTGTCCACGATGACCCACCGCGCCGGGTGGATCGTATATCGAGCCAGAGAATCAGCGCACCGCACAAAATCCAGCGCATTGTTCCACGTCAGTGTAATGATGTAGGTTGGGAGCTGGCCTAAGAGTTGTGCCATGACAAACCTCTCTCTTTTCCCACAGTCCACGCCGCCGCGATATGCGGCCCGCCCTCCGGATCCCACAACTCGGCATAGATGTCGTACATTCCAAAGAAATTGACTAGCTTCTCGCGCGTCCACACCATGACATGATGCGGGTTGTGCGCGCAGTAGGACCAACCAAATGCCGGATGATCACCGTGTGGCGTCGTTACAATCAACCGACCCCCTGGTCTGAGCACGTGCGCCACATTTCGGCGAAACCCGTTCAGGTCGAGCGGATGCTCGATCACCTCGAGGGCCGTAACGACATCGAACCCGCACAGGTCATTGGCTACCAATTCGTCCGCCGTCAGCGCCCCAAAGTCGGCCACAAAGAACTGCCCAAGTTGCTCCGCTTCCCGGCACGTGCGACACGTCTTGACAAAGTCGGCGATCAGGTCCACGCCCCACACCTCGCAGCCTAGCTGCGCCGTCAAGTTTTTCGCCAACTGCCCACAGTTGCATCCCACGTCGAGCACCTTGGCCCCCGGCTCGACCTGCCCGCGCACAAACGCATACCGCGTCCAATACTCGCGCCCGCCGGGCTGCAGGCGATGGTTACTTGGATGTTGGTGAAACGGCGATCCAACCCGTTGCCACTCGTCACCCAACTCATCAGGAGAGGGCGGGGTCATTATCGTTGTGATCATCGCTTTTTACAGAGGACTTTGAACGAAAACCGGAACCCGCCAAAATGCTCACAGCAGACAATGGACAGGTCTGCTAACTGATTCAGGACCTCGGCTCGAAAGTGATCCGGCCCAAACCAGTTGTAATGCTGAAATTGCCACGGATGGTGCTTGCTATGGCGCATTGGCGCGTATCGATTATCCGGCACGACATGGGCCATCACGCCGCCCGGCTTGAGCACGCGCGCCATCTCGCGCATTGCCTGGACCGGATCCTGGAGTGACGGCAACACGTGACACGAGATCGCCGAATCGAATGTGCTATCCTCAAACGGCAAGTCGTGTACGTCATAACGGTAATCCACCTTGGACCGATCTGGATTCGGATCAATATTGACCATTCCTGGCAGATATTTCTCGCCACATCCGACGTGCAGGCATCTCGCTCGCGCCTGCGCTTTCAGCCAGTCCATTTGCACAAGATCAACGGCTCTTTGCCAAGCATCTCCAGAGAGACGTTTGCACTCGTTGTCCGTCATCGTATGCTCTTCGTTGCACAAATCACACCAAGAGGTATTGGTCATTGACTCACACTTTCTATCAGTTCCAGCCATACCTTCCATTGCGTCTCATAGGTATGCTCGAACCAAACTCGCTCACGCCACGCGGCAGCTCGTGCACGCGCCGGCTCAGGATGGACGAGACAGTTCATCAGCCCATGATACAACGTATTCGGCGCGTCGGCGATCAGTCCAAACTGACCTGGATACTCATCGCCCAGCACCTCACTGTAAGGCATAGGCGATGCCACGATGGGCACACCGGCTGCACCATATTGCATCGCCTTCAACGGACTCTTGCATCGGTTGAACTCCGTATCCTCGATCCAAGCAAGGCCAACGTCAAACGAAGCAATCAACTTCCGCATCGATGCGAACCGTCTCCACGCGCACGCAGGCTCGACATACGTGCGTTTTCTCAGTGCAGGACTGAACGCTTGCACGATGTCAGGATACCCCAAGATCGACAAATAAGCGTCTTGCTCGCAAATTGCTTGCTCGACCGCGTCGGCGATCAGTCGCCACGTGTCCCAATAGTAGGGCATTCCGAACCATCCTACGACAGGTCCATCAATTGACTTTTCTTGTGGAATCACCGTGTCCCAGTCCGCCCACATCACGCAGTTGGGCACGATCCGCACATCGCCGTTGTGTTCAATCAACTTTTCCGCCAGGGCTGTGCCTGTACACGTCACCACGTCGGCCGTACACAACAACTCTTCGTGCCTCACCAGGCGCGCTTTGGGCGTTCCCGTACCCAGTTCAAAGTAGTCGTGATATGCCGGCCAAGTGGGCGGTAACTCAAAGAGCCAGTCATCGACGTCATAGATCACCGGCTTGCCGGCCGCCTGGAACGCCTGCATCAGCGTCACCGCAGCCTCTTCGCAATGCCGCTGCAGTACGAGTACATCAAACTCAGATACGTCGTCAAAGGACCCTCTGCGCGCCTCGGCCTGGATGCCCTGGTAGCGCAGAATCGTCGCCGGCGCGATTGCCCGAACGTATGCGTCAGCGCCATCGTTGCGAATCGCAAAAAGGACCTTGATATCACTCACTCGTCACGCTCCTACTTGAACTCTGATCCGGCATCGAAACCACTGCGTCCATTGCCTGGATATGCGGAATGGGGAGAATAGGCCCAAACCGCCTATCGAGCGCGTCGGCGGCGAAATGCGTGCCGTCACGCGCGTCCAGATACTGGGCGACCAGTGACTGCCACACTTCTGAGGACACGCGCACGTCATAGTCGGCGAACGCACGCTCGTACATGTACCACAACCCGTGGAAGCGTATCAGCTTGCCCTTGCTATCCTCCAACCGACGCAGGATACCCTCCGCGCCCTGCACAGGCTCTACTCCCAACAGCCACGCCGTTGCCTCCCGGTTGTCGCTCTTGTACGGGCTACGTTGGGGCACCAGCGCAAAGTCGTGTGCCTGGATCACTGCATTCGCTCCTTCACGCGTCCACTCTACAAACGCGACCTGCCGGCCCTGGCCCCACGCACGCTCTTGCCACTCGTCTGGCAACTCGTTGGACAGAATCGTCAACGGCATATCGTATTGATCTAGCACTGGCCACAGATCCGGCCAGATGTGATCGAGCTCGCCAAGGTTGTGCGCATACCCAAACCAGATACACCGGTCTTGAGCGGACGTCTCACGCCGCCTGCGTAACAGCGCATTAAAGCCGGCATTGTCCAACCGCTCAAACTCATCCAGGTCCAGTCTATCGACAATGACATACGCCGGCAGCCAGCGGGCCAACTGCTCTTCCAGGGCCACAGTCGGGCATACGGCAAAATCGCACAGCTCTAGCGCGTCGAGCAGACGATGCTCGTGCGTGTCTGACTGCAGCCAGTCCGCATCACACAAATCGAACACCAACAGCTTGCCTTTGACGCGCAGCGCTCGCAGCCAACGACGCGCCTGCTTGGTCAAATACGCCTTCTGAAAGATATAAGCGTCGTACTCACCGAATGGTACCGAGCAGTTGGGGTATACGTCGGCGTTGTCCCAGTACTTGGCTGGCCACTGCGCCCGGAAGCGTATGCTGGCCGAGTGATAGGGTAGCCCATCGACGTAAGCCGGGACAAAAAGCACTTTCATCATATTCTGACCCCCAGGTCGACCAGGAGGTCGAGCCAGTCTTGAACAAATCGATCCTTGTAAAACCGAGACCGCGCCAGCTCACGCCCGCGCTGGCCAACTTGATACGCTTTCTTTGGGTCCGCTCGCAGCATCTGAAGCGTCTCCACCATCTCGACCACCGTGTCACACAAAAAGCCCGTTTCACCGTGAGTAATGAACGTATCCGCGTCGTGGTTCGATGTCGTCACCACGCAGCATCCGCTGAGCATTGCCTCGGTTCGCGCCCCCGGCATCGGCGACCGCTGACCACAGTGGACATAGATCAGAGAACTCGCCAGAAACTCGCGGTATTTCTGGTACGAGCTAAAATACGGCAAATCACCGCGATACCCCACCCACACCACCGGCATGTGCCGGCGTACCGCCTTAAGCATCGGAACACCGTGATACGACCGTGAAATCGTGCCAGCCGAGCACACCGTGAACGCCATAGCAAGCCGCGTCCGGTCACTCGAAAACTCGTCCACGTCATACCCGTGAATGATCGCCCGGCTGCGCTCTGGCCCCAGGCCCCACTCTTCATAGGCCTGGTGGGAATTGACGACCAAGAAAGGCGGCCCGCCTGGCGACAGGTCCAGCATTCGCGCGATCCGGTCACGGTTCACGTCGTTGTCCGGCGTGCCGTGCATGATACCCACCCGCTCCGCTCCCCGCGCCTGCATTCCGATTAGGTTCATAATCCGAAAGGGCGTACCGCGCAGTTCGGACCGATCACACCAGTTATCCAGATGCGACAAGATCACGTCATAGCCGGCGGGATCGGGATCCTCGACGAATCCGCCAAAGTTGGGCGGGGTGGGGCGAATGTCTGTATCCCAGAATCGTGTCCCGACAGGAAAATAGTCGAATCGCGCCGGCAGGGCATGCAATCGGTAACTGTGTGCCTGGTGCCAAGCGTGGTCAAGAATCGAAAGCACTAGATATCTCCTCTTTATTGACTGCATCCAGTTCTTCCACAGCTCGGTGGAGCAGGTACAGAGCCCCAAGTACACCTACCGTGATCACCGTTACCCAACCTAGACCATTGAGCACGTATGTATCAAGGAACAACGCGATCAAGGCCAAGACCACGCCGGCCATAAAGCCCAGCAACATACCGCTCATAGAATAGAGCTTTTCGCGAAGTGAATATGTGTTCATATCACCTTCCCATGTCGATGCGCTACCGCGTACAGCGCGCCAGCAAACCACTCTGCGTCCGCGCGAACCGTGCGGACCACCGTATCCCGCAAATTGAGCCCCATCCCCTGCGCCTGGTCGAGCATCTCGTAAGGCAAAACCACTGTGTACGGATTCCACTCTGCTGCCAGGCGAATGCAATCCTCGCAGTTCTCCAATGCCGGGTCCATCACCCACGTGACCAGCAGAATGTCCGGCGCGTCACCAGCCTCGATCTCTAGCCTGCACCCGCAGTTTGTCTTGCACCGCGTCTTTCCGTCACCGGGAACCTGGGGCAAGAGGCCATATGTAACCCCGCGCCAGAACGAGGCCAGCGCATTGCCTCCATATAGGCCCGACCGCGTCGCAATATACCCCTGGCTCTGCAAGTTCGCCAGGCCCAACGTCGCCATCTCGGCCCGCTCTTGCAATTGGTGCGCGAAATTGTCCAGATATCCATACTGATCGCGCAGGTAACGCCCCACACGCCCCCACTCGGCTTGTGTCACATTGCCTGGCTCACCGCCCCGACTGATGACCAGCGCCATGACGTGCAAGTCCTTGACCGCCTGGCGCATCTCTGTGCGCCACTCCAGGACAGATAGCTCGCCCGCGTGTAAGCGCTTTGCCAACTCGGCGGCATCCTTTTGGAACGCCTCTTTGCGCAGCTCGACCAGGCCACGCGCGAATTCGAGATTGCGGACGCGAGGTGCAGGCATCAGCCGGCTTCCTCCTGGGCGCCGACCTCGACCGTCTCTAGCTCGTCGAGCTCGGGCATCTCATCCAGCATTCGCATCACCCGCGCGATGTCCGCGTCAGTAATGACCGCCGCGTCGTCGGCATCGTTCGGCAGCGGATCGCGCAACATACGCTCCAACACCTCGCGCGAGGGATTTCTATCTGAGTCATAGTTGGGCGTCGCGGGCGGGGCTACCTGCTGCGCGGCCACGGCTGCCCTCACCGGCGTACCATCGCCGGCCGGCAGTTGCTCTTGCGTTTCCTCTGACATAGGATCACTCTCCGATCTGGCCGGCGCGCTCTCATAGACCGGCACGCCGAGGTGATGGGCCAGCCGGCCCGGATCGATCATCGTCGCCGCTTCGCTGTCCATCCGCTGCGCCAGAACCTGAAGCAGCGCGAACAGCTCGCCGCGGTCGTACTCATTGAGGCCCGTCGTCACCTTTTCAACCCGCGCCGCGTCTGGCCCCCAGTTTACGTCGACCAGATAAGGAAACACGTACTCGTTGAGGTGCATGTCGATGTCAGTCGCGTCCTCGATGATCAGGTCGACGGCCAACTTGCCCAGCACGTCACTCGTCGTCGGCCCGCCGAGGCTCGACTGCTGCACCTGCTGATAGAGCTGGAGGGGAATAAACATCCCCATGGCCTTGCGACTGTCACAATGATCCGTGAGACCGAGGAAAGCCGCGACATTCTCGCCACTCTCCAGTAGCCTGACCGCCCACTTGCGAATCGCAGTCAGCTTGTCCAGCCCAGAAGCGTCGTCGTAGGCGCTATACACCGTGCTGGGCATCGCAATCGTCGCCCCGGCTCGAATGTCGTTGCCAATCGAAATCGCCGTATCGCTCAGATCGTTTCCGTCGCCATCCTTGCCCTCTGGATGCAACACCTCGACAGCGCGATCGACGAATTTCTGCACGTGGACCACAAGCTGATCGTAGCTGAACTCACCCATCCACCAGGCCTTATACGCATTACTCAACCGACCCACGCCGCTGTATTTCCCGAACGCTTTTGCGCGGCCAATTGTCAGCCAGAGCGCATACACGCGATCCACTTTACCTTTGCTGTGGTGAAAGCCGATAAACTCGCCGGCCTCGCTGAATTCTGGATACGCCTCGACCGGGCTGACCTGATCGAAACCGGCGCAGATGAGAGGAATGGTCGCACGCCGCCACACAGGCGAAGCATCGGGGGCGAGGGGACGAGGCACGTCGAACCGCAGCTTTTTGATCAATCCGACACACCCTAGCGCCACGCCCATCGCAGCCTGGAGCATAAACTCGCGGTGAAACGCGCCATACATCGCCTGGAAACACGCGCGAATCTCGGGGTCCGCACACTGTATCTCGTACTCGGCCTTGACCAACTTGCTGGCAATGTATGCCACGGAAAGCGCGATCACGGGGTCGTCGAGCATCTTGAGCTTGGTCGCCATGCTCACCCGGCTGCCCTGGGTCAACTGACCATAGCGAGTGGTTGGATCACCGAGCAACTCGTACATTGCACCCCACGTCGTGGTATAGCTGGGTCGCGATGTCTGAGGCGTCTCTGCGGCCACCTGGCCCGCCGGCGTCTTGCCGATCTTGGCGATAGGCGACATTCCACTCGCGCTTTTTTCCTGGCTCATAATCGACCTCTATATCTGTGTTTCGCACTCGACTTGGGCACCGAGATACCCGTTTCTGCCTCATCCGGCCTGCGTAGCGTTTTCAACCGCTCCAGCGCCGCTTCTACATAGACATCGCTGTGATCATAGTGATCCGGCTTGCCTGTCCGAGGAAAGTGATAGAACACCGTCCCATCCGACTTGACCCCGCGCGCCTTCAGATTGACCGTCATCTGCTCGACCAGGCTGTCGACCGCCTCGAAATCCCTCGGCAAAATGTCGAGCTGGCCTTCGATGTTGCCGTGCGCCCGATCCAATCCGCTCGTACGCTCGACCCTGACTCGCTGCCGGCGAACGTCGAACTGGCACCACTCCGCGCCGGCGATCTCTTCGACATAGGTCGCCAGAAACACGCGCCCTCGATGCCTGCGCGCGAACGCCACGTCGGCCACCAGCTCTGGCCCATCGTCGACCACGCATACACCCACATTATACCGGGCCATCAGTCGGTCGAGATCTTCCCACTGCACCATCTCGCCGATGAACACAGAGCGCCGTCGTCCGTCTGGCAACAACTCCTTGATCCACACGTGTAGCGTCCGACCAACGTCCACGCCCATCGCCGACCAGGGCGATGTCTGCGTGTCCGAGAGCAAATGCTCGCCGGCGCACGCGAGCATCAGCTCGAGGTTCAGCCGCGAACCCTTGGGCTCGTAGGGCTGCCCCATATCGTTGTTCCAAAAGGCCAGAATGTCAGCCTCTTGTGTCGACTGGGAGCGCAGCCACATCGCGACCAGGTCCGCGCGCGGGCTGATCAGTCTAGGCACCCAATACCCCACGGTCGTGCTCTCTGGGTTCTGCGCCACGAACCGAAGTCGGCCCTCTTGCCACGCCGAGCTGCGATCGATAGCGACTCCGCATCCTGCATGTGGACACCATACTGCGACCGCGCCGTCTCGCTCGGCCACCAGGCCCCACGTCAGCAGACTCTCGTTGCCGCATGCCTGGCACCGGATCACCGGCTCGCGCTGATCGCTCTCCTGGTACACGGCATCGATGCCCACCCCCGGGTACGTCGGCGTGCTCAGTCCCAGCTTGATCTTGAATCGGCTGTCTCCGAGCCGGTCGTAGATTAGCGGGATCGCCGCCGGGGGAATGCGATCCCACTCGTCAATGATCGCAATGCGCAGCTTTGTCCGGGCGACCTTGCGGGATGTGTGTCCCGCGCAGGTAGAGAGCGCCGCGTTGGAACGTCTTGAGACCAACGTTGTCCGTGTCGCCGGCAGTCTTGCGCAACCGGGGGCTATGCGCGATCGCTGGGTCTACGCGCGTGTGCGCAAAGTCGCCGGCGATCCCCGATCCGGGAGGAAGCGCATAGAACACATTCAAGCCAAACTCGTCGATGCCATAGAACCCGACGTTCAGCGCGAACTCTGTCGCGCCTACCTGTGACGATTTGCGCAAGACGAACAATGGTGCGACGCACGTGCCGGCGTAGGCATCCAGTAGGACTGTTCCTATGTCATTGTAAAGGGGCATCAGCCAGGGATACTCGGCCAGGCTGAACGGGCTGTATTCCCGTGTTCGTCTATTCTGTATGACTCGGTGCTGCTCCACCCACTGAAGAAACGTTTTCGTCGGCGGTCGAGTCGTCTGCTCTGGGGACAGGATCAGCGCCGAGATCTCGTCTTTCTCTTGCTCGGTCAAGTACTGCCACAAGTTGCGCAAGTCGCTGCTCGTCGGTAAGGCCATCTGCTATCACGATCTCTCCATCTTTACCCGTACCCTCGACCGTATGTCGCATCGGCTTTTCGGTGCCCAGCAGCTTGGCCTCCAGCGCCATGTTGAGCCGGACTTCGGTCCAATCCTTCTCTCCCCAAGCCGCTCGCCGTGCCTCCCGCAATTCGGCCACTTGCCGGCCGCACAACGCATTTGTGTCATCAATAGCCATCTGCTGCCACTGCTTACGCAACGCCGTCAAGTCACGACTCAACGTCGACTTGTCGTACGGCTTGCCGTTGGCTGGATTGACCAGCCCTGCTCCGTGAGGTGATGGCAGAGGCAACCGCTCCTCGATCTCGTGCAGCGTGAGCCCACGCAGATACAACCGCGCGACCCACAGCCGACGGTATTCAATTCTGGCTTTGTCGCTTGTCGTCCAGCGGGCCACTATTGCACTCCATGCGATGCAATCTTAAATCTGTGCCAGATTTCAAACTGAGCCTTGACTTCCGGCCAACACAGAGCTATGATGCAGTCAGAAACAAACAATAACACGAATGACACAATCGGAGACAGTACAATGCACATCGAACCATTTAGCCCCGACTGGAATGCTCGCGAACAAGCCTGGGCCAACGAATGCAACGCCAACTTTGAAGCCGCCGCTGACGAACTAGTCGCCCAAGGCTACACGCGCCAAGATCACGACCGCCGACACTACCCCTCGACCTTTCACAAAGACGGCGAGACCCAAGTTTTGGTCAGAGACTTGGGCTCCAGCAAATGGCGCGCGCGTACATACAGCACCAGCACGATGCACCACCTATAGAGCCGCATTGCCATCGACCAAGACAGGCTCCAAACCGAGTCCAACGAGACGCTCCAAGATCACTGCCACATAAGTCGGCGAGATCTCCATACCGTACACAATCCGGCCTGTTTGCTCTCCAGCCACGTGCTGGCTACCACTCCCCGAAAAGGGCTCGTAACACAGATCACCCAGCTTGCAGTGCTGCTCCATAGGAGTAGCGAACACCTCCACCGGCTTTGACGTTGGGTGTAACGTAGTTGTACCAGGCGAGATGGTCGGAATTTCCCACACACTGCGCGGATAATCGTCGGACACCCGAGGCGGCTTCTTCCCCTTGACCCAGCCAAAGAAGCACGGCTCGTGCTGCCACAAGTACCAGGACCTGGTCAAGACGGGACGGTCCTTGACCCAGACAATTTGCTGATGTACAAACGCGCCGAACTCAGTCCAGACGCCCTCCAGCATCGCCTGGTTCCTGGATGCGTGCCAGCAGTACCAGGCTGCGTTGGGCTCGATTGCGTGCTCGATTGCGCAGCGGATAAAGCCGCGATATAGCTCACCGTCCGGCGCACCTTCGTCCCAATGCACACCGTAGGACTCAGACCAGTCCTTATTCTTGTCCGGCTGGTTCCACTTGTGCGGATGGTTGCTGCCGTCGTATCCAACCAGGTAGGGCGGATCTGTAGCAAAGAGGATCGCGCGCTCGCCGCCCATCAGCCTAGCGACGTCGTCGGGGCTCGTACTGTCGCCGCACATCAGGCGGTGGCATTTCCCTGGCACGCGCTTGCTCGGGATATCCCAAATCTGCCCCTGCGCCGTCCCCCACTTTTCTTGGAGTTCGGCTGCTTGATCGATCTGCGGCCCAGGATCGGGGAGCGGCGACTCACCGCCTGCAACCAACGCGCCCCACTCGTCGCCCAGGCTAATCGGTATCTCGCCGGCCTCGGCCAGGCCCTGCAGCACATCATCGATGCCTTCGTTCCAGAGGCTCATCATCTCTGTGAGCCCGAGGGGGCTGCCGCCAAGCGTCAGGTTGTTGTGGTCAATGCCGTAGGCTTGGGCTGCGGCTTCGGAAGAGGCATCCACGCCGAATAGGACAGGCACGGCCCACCGGCCGTCTTCAAGAGCCTCGACGCCGCGCGGCGGAGGGATGTCATTCTCGCGCATCAACGCCAGGGCCTGAAATCGCCCATTCCCCTCGACGATGCCGCCCTGGCCGCCGTTTAGCGCCGGCTCGAATTTCGGCGGGTCTTTGAACCCGTGCCGCGTGATAGACTCACTCAGCGCGTCGAGATCGTGCCGTTTCGGGTTCTCTTCCCACAGCAGCGCAGTGTCGAGAGGTACGTATTCCAGTCGCAGGCGTTCGGTGTCAGTCAATGTGGACTTGGCTCCCTATTACGGTTAGGATCATAATCTGAATGGTTCAGAACGCATCTAGCCCGGCTCTATCTGACCGGGCTAGACCTTGGATCACCAACTAGACGCTTTTGCGCGTTCGCGTCACGCTCATCTTGACCTGGATCTGCACGCCGGCCATCTGTCGCCAGCGCTCGACCACGAATCGGACGAACACGTCCTCGGGGACAAGGGCCAACGGCGAGCCTTCGATGAACTCTCCATAGACTTGCCGAGCTGCGTCCTCGACCTCGGATTGCGGAATCTCGCGCAGCCTCTTGCCGGTCTCGTCCTTTAGCGCGCCGAGCACCCAGTCGACAAAGCCCAGCACCTGATCGAATAACTCGTCGTCTGTATCCCCTCGGCGCTTCAGCCACATACGGAACGCCCAGGTCACAATAGCCAGGACAATCACAGCGAGCAAGAGAATCCAGAACCACGACGCGGATGGGTCGAGACCCTGGGCGCTCACACCAGTGCGGGTTTGGCCCAACGCCAGGATACCGCCTGCGCCGCTGAGGATGGTGAGAATGAAAGAGAGGATTTCGATCAGAACGGTCAACCACGGTGGACGGGAACCAGAATCCAAAGCGTACATGCCTACCTCCTAGTGCCCCCCCAACCATTAAAGCTGACAGAAAATGTCAGCTTTATTATACCAAATGGTATAGATTCAAGTCAAGGGAAATTAGAACAGATTTTCTAATTTGGAAGAGAAATGAGAGGAAAACACACCACCCACGACTGGGGGGGGAGGCCGTGGGTGGTGTCGCCCTTGCCGGTCCGGCCGGCTCAGACTGTGATCAGTATAGCACAAACGTTCTGTGGAAGTCAAGCTCGAACAGAACAGATTTTCTATTCCGAGTAGCGGGGTTAGGGGAAGGCCGCTCTCTCCGGGCGGCCTTCTTCGTGATTTGACAGGGGATCGCTATCGTGGTATTATATCTCTGTAATCTCCGTTTTTACAGAAAGGGGGCCTCGTGAGCGATGAACGTCTCTGGTCGGTGGGGGATCTGGCCGAGCACTTTAACGTCCACTCCACTACCGTGCAGGGCTGGATTCGCGCAGGGCATTTTCCTGGCGCATACAAAAAAGGCCCAGGCCGAACAAGCGCCTTCGTCGTTCCAGACTCCGCTGTGCAAGAATTTGAGCGCAAGCTCAAGGAGAGTCAGGCCGCGCCATCCACAAAGAGCTAGAATCGCCAAAAAGAAGAGGGCCGTCAGTGCTGCAACACTGACGGCCCCAATCAAGACGCCCAAGGTTCCCTCGGAGAGAACTTGTACCTTAACAATTAAATTGTAAAGGCTCTTTTGCGTCTAGTGAGCCACATAGGACTCGAACCTATAACCCGCTGATTAAGAGCAACCAGGTGACGTGGTGATACGTATCAACGGGTCATAGCATCCGACAACTGTCGTACCGGACTCAACTCGAAATGCCGATCCCAAACCTCATCATTCCGA